TTTTTTTTTTTTGAAATTTCTGTGGAATTTACACCTGTATAGATAATATCTACATATTTTAGCAAATGTTGGGCACCCCTAAAAATTCTTAGTTCTGAACCGTTACAATCAAAATTCCATACATTGTATTCACATGGGTCAAAATTATTCAATTCTAAAAAATCTTTTAAAGGTTGAATTTTATAATCATTTGTCTCACTAATAATTAATTTAGGTACCTCAATACAGCACTCAAGTGTACACGGTTGAAGCTCCAGATTATGTTTATTATTATAAATTACTGCTGAATCTAATTCATCAATAATTGTAGTAAACACATTTGGCAGACCATTTGATTGGTTTTCTTGCGCCCGTTTTTTATCAGATTCTACCCATATGATATTATTATCATGTATATTTAACAAATTATACATTTGGTTTATATTTTTACTGTGTGTTCCTACATGAATTACACCTGAAAAAGAAATATTACTGTCATTGGCAAATTTTTTGATACTTTCTAAATTGAAAGGCATTGTATCTTATACAATCAAAAAATTTAAGTAATATTTTAGGACTTACATTCTGATATACAAGCTTTTATACATTTGGAACTCCCACCATTTACCTTCTTTAATATCATCAATTGCAATCAAGCCATTGTTTTTTAACAAAGAATCAAGGGCGCGCTTATCTGAATTTTGTTGTGAAAGATTAGTCGAATTTATATCAGTATAAACTATATCAACATATTTTAGGTACTCTTGTGCACCTTGAAATATTTTTAAATTAATCCCTATACTGTCAAAATTCCAAAAATTATAATCTGCAGGGTCTAGATTATTATAATTAATAAATTCCTTTAGTGATTGTGTTTTTATATTATTTAATTCGTTAACATAAATTTTGGGACTATCTTTACAACATTCAAGAATACAATTGTTATTGTTTAACCGATTATTATAAATATATGCTGGGCTTGTTTCATCAATTGTTAATCTGAATAAATTAGACATTGTATATACCATTCCATTATCTGTAGATTCTGAATCAACCCATATTATGTTATTATCATGTATATTTAATTCGTTATACATTTTTTTTACTTCTTCATCATAGGCTCCAATATGCAGGATTCCCTTGATAGCTAAATTGTTATTAGTGATATATTTTTTTATATTTTCAAAATTCAGTGACATTTACTAGTATTGTAGTATTGCAGTATTTAAGTACAGTTTTATATAAACAATACTTAAATATAAGATATTTGTATTTTGATTGATAATAATCAATAGTAAAATATTTAGTTATGCTATATATACTTTGATTTTTTCTTTCTAGTGAATTTTTGCGTAGTCATATTTTGTCTCCTTGTACCTCCCTTTGATACGTTTTTTTCTAACACAGATTTCATAAAATATTCATAAACCTCTCTTGAAATAGAATTTGTGAAAAATTTTTTATTTTCGCCTTCAGGAATTCTTAAAAACTGTACGTTATGTAGCTCATTTTCATACTCCTTATTTTTTTTTACTAACAAGCCCATACTGTGAATTGCTTCAAACTCAAAATCTGATAATTCATACGTGAATAGTGCATATTTTGAGGTACCGCCTGATGTAAAAAGAGTATCAGTGTCATTTAATTTATTTTTATCAAGCTTAATTGAGGTTTCTTCGTAACATTCCCTCACAACAGTGTCATTAATTGAAAAATCCTCAATATCCATACTGTTGTTTGATTTTTTCACGTAATTTTTACCTGAAATATAGCCTCCTTTTGGAAAACCATATCTATCGATTGGTGCTAATTCATCAGCTCTTCTTTTAAAATTAAATTTACTCACCTTAACTTCGGGTATAGCTACCCATCTAGGCTTACCAGAAATAAAACCTTTTTTAGATGAATTTTTAAGGTCGCTAAACGTAACATGTTTAATAAATCTAGGATTAAAGGTCTCAAGTTCTTTACAAACCTTAGTAAACTTCTTTTTTGCTTTATCAACATCAGCTTTATTATTGATATCACCTGGAAATAAGAAGGCGTCTTGTATATTTTCACCTTCAGATGTTTTGAAATGCTTTACATGAGAACTTTCTGATAGGTAAGCTGTTTCTTGGCCTAAAAGGAAAATAGGACCTGTCTTATCTTTATAATAAACGATTACTATACCACCGTTTGCGTCAACACCCTTTATTGTTTTACCACTCATACCCCTACTAAAAGGGATGATGTTTTTCTACAATTACTTAACTTTATACCTAAAATTAGCTCATCATATTTCTTCTTTGATTTTAGAATGGCCTCATTTAAAGTATTACCGGCCGGCGAACGATATTTATACACATCTTCATTAGTGTAACAAGGAATTATACAAGTATCTTTATTATTAGGACCTGTGCGAATACCTATAAACCAACTGTTTGGCTTATCATTAGATGGATTATCTTCTGGTAAAAATGTGTTTGAATAATGAATGTCGGTCCAGCTGTATTTGGCCATTATTTTATAAATAGGCTCCATTGATTAGTTAATTTATAGAATTAATTACTTAAATAGGTTTACAACCAATCGGTTTAAAAACATTTAAATATGAGGATACAGCAGATGACCAAAATACTTTCCTTCGATATGGGTATAAGAAACTTAGCTTATTGTGTAGTGGATATTAGTGGGTCGTCTTTTGTAATCTTAGACTGGGATAATTACGACCTATTAGCAGGAAGTGATTCACAAACAGCTAGTAGGTGTGTTTGTAGTGGTCCACCAAGCTGGTTAGATAATAGTAGTTCAATTTGGTGTAAAAAATGCGTAAAGGCTGGTAAGACTTCATTGAAAGGATTACCAAATGATATTAAATTTAATATAAAATCATTAAAAGAATTCTGTGAAAAATCTGGATGGGCTATACCTAAAAAACCTAAAAAAGACGATTATATGGATTTAATCAAAAAAGCTTATCTACTTCCTTACATTAAGCCAAAAGGAACCATGAAAACTGACCTGGGTATTTTATTAGTTGCAATTGAAAAATTTCTTGATAGTCGACTTGTTAAATTTTCAGAGGTCTCAATCATTCGTATAGAAAATCAACCTGTTTTTGATGCACCAACAATGAAATCTGTTCAAATCATTCTTTATACACTCTTGACATATCGTTTACGTAAAGAACACAATTGGACTGGAGAGATTGTCTTTGTTCATGCTTCTAAAAAAACTGAGGAAGCTCAAGAAGTTGTTGATAAAGCTGGTGGTGATTATAAAGCAAGAAAGGATACTGCAGAATTATTAACATTGGAAAAACTCAAAGGTTCAGAACACAGGGTCTGGTTAGATTATTTTAATTCAAAGAAGAAAAAATCTGATTTAGCCGATGCATTTTTAATGTGTCTGCGTTTAGTCAAATAAAATCACCTAAACCCCCTATGTAAGACGAATATAATAGCATGAGTAGTCCCGGCACTATCCCTCTTGCAGACTTACAGAATTTTGCGTCAAATATGAATAATCTTGATGACATCATCAGCCTTGATGTATCTGACATTGGCTCATCTAGCAACAACATTAGAAATATCGATATGGATTTGTTAGGTAATCAGAGTAGAGTTTCACCAAGTCCTAAAACGCCTGTTGTAGCGAATCCTTATAATTCTTCGGGTGCTACAGTTAATCTTACCAGTGCACCATCATCCCCTCCAAAGACGAGTTTCATTTCAGACAGTATCGATTTTGTAAATATTGAAGATACTCAAAGAACAGTTTCTATAAATCCACCCAGTGGTATTGGTGCAGACACGATACGTATAAATCGTTTTAAGGATGAACCCTCATTAAACTTACAATCTGAAGCAGTTTCTTCTACTGATGTTGAATCTGCTAGTCTTGATAATGTACCTGTATCAACGAGTAAATTAAGCCCAGAACAAGAAGCCACAGAGAAGTCTGCATACATTAATAAGATTCGCAGATTGGCTACGAAAGGAATTGAAGGTAATCGCATGACGATGGTCAATTCATTGGATGAAATTAAAGCGGAATACGCCCGCCTTGTTGACAGTCGTAATCTTGAATCAAGTATTAAGTTTCAACGTAACGCCTTACTAACATGTGCTACCGGTCTGGAATTCCTAAATCAGAAGTTTAATCCTCTTGATGTGAATCTAGACGGATGGTCTGAATCAATTAATGAAAATCAGGATGATTTCGATGAGATATTTGAGGAACTTTACGACAAGTATAAGGATAGAACAAAGGTTGCACCAGAAATCCGTCTAGTAATGACTTTAGGCATCAGCGCTGCTATGTGCCACGTTACAAATACATTCTTCAAGTCAAAAATGCCTGGTATGGACGATATATTAAAGCGCAATCCTGACTTGGCTCGCCAATTTGCCCAGGCGGCCGCAGGCCAAGCGGTCGGTCCTGGATTTGCTAACTTTGTTAGTATGGGAATGCCTCAGGGAAATCAAAACCAGCAAAATCAACAAATGAGACAACCTGAACCAGAGGCGTTTGTACAACAGAATAATTCAGAAAGTTGGCAACCCCAGCGTGATAAGACTCCATCGCCAGCTGTTCAAACAGCTAGACGGGAAATGCGCGGACCTTCAGGCGTGGAAGACATTTTGAAGGCTTTTGAATCAGAGGATATGGGGCCTCCACAAGTAAGCTTCACACCTCCTCCAAGACCTGATTTTGACGATAATCAGAGTATTTATACATCAACAACAATGAATGGTTCAGAAGTTAATGGGCGTAAATCTGGTGCACGTGGCGGAAAACGTAAGAGTACTGGACAACCTGTTGGCGCTACAATTGATTTACGCGTCTAAAAATTAGGTATTTTTATAAGTTTATAATATTTATACTATAAACTCATAAGCTCGGTATGATAGTATCTGACGGTAAGTTGTTGAGTATTTAACGATATATTTATATAGTTTAATGAGTTGTCATTTTTGGGTTGTTTTCAACATGGTTAGGTTCTGAGCTGTGTACAGCGTGCTCCATATGTTGTAAAGATGCTTCTTCTTCATGAGATTTAGTCTCATCTTTTTTTTGGAGTTTCTTCATATTATTTTCATAAGACTGTTCTTGTTCTTTTTTCTTTTCATCATCCGTCGTTCTCCAACCAGGAATCAAACACATTACATGATTTTCGTTTGCTATAAACCAAAGTGTAGCTAATAATCCTAATGAACACCAAAATGCTACTGCAATATTTCTTGTTGCAATAAAAAGTACAGCGAATAAAATAAACGGGCGTAAATAAGGTCTAGAAAGAAATGCTTCTTGTTGTTTTGTAAGCTCCATAGGCAAATATCTACCACTTAAGTTCAAAAACAGATATAATATACCTATTATATAAGGGTTTGAATTTAACGATAACACAAATGAGCTAACCGGATCCAACGGCGGGGGTACAAAACCGGCGCTACTCGGTTGAGAAGGATTTACATGATGCGATGCATGTGCTGACGCGTGTGTTAAAGCCGGAGCATTACCACCAACAATCTCAAAAAAAGATTGCCTCTTTGCCTTTCTTGGCATATCCTATTTTAAACAATGTTTTGATTTTAGCAGACCTAAAATTTTATATTAGATACTAAATGAATATCTGCAATCCAGAAAAATACGATTAAAAATAATAATAATGTGACAGGAATACTATAAGCAGATATAAAAATAAGTAAAAGTCCTAATAATATACGAAATATTGGCTCACGGGAATAAGCGCGTAAAGTTTCGTCGTAATGTTGTTCGAAGGGAAAGGTTAACCAAACAACAACCCAACCAAGTAATAATATTGTTGAAATTTCAATAATTCTATGACCTGACATAAGTGTCTCTGCTTTTTATTTATAAAATTACCGTCAAATATTTAATTTAAGTATTTGATGTAGTTACTCTTAACTTTATATAAAACATATGACTGTTTTATTAATTTTACTAAATTATTCATGCCTGAACAGGATATGTAGAAACCTCTTTTTCTTGAATAGCTATAGGTTTCTCCATTAATACTTTTTCAACAAACCATTTTTTGTTATTTGTAACCCAGTCAATTGCTCCAGAAGGTACCATAAATCCTTCCTTTATTCCGGATATATCATTCTTGTCATTCACACCCTTAAACCCGGGATTGCTTACTTTTGTTGTTTTAACTATAGTCTTTTTGATTGGTTTTTTTGGCATTATGCGTAACAAGTTCACCAGGAAAAATGCAACTGCAAAGGCTATTGGAATTAGATTCATAGAAGCCAAACCGGCACATAGTAACATACCTACAAAAAACACTATTGGATTTGATAATATCGAATGATACTCCTGAGGTACCATCTCAATTGTAGAACCAAGAATAATAAGCAATATAGCGATAATTATATCAAGCTTGATAGGTGGACTTAAGTTAATAGTTGGCTGTCCGGCTGCTTGCATGTTCCCTGAAAAAGACAGCTTTTATTATCTAAGATAAACTATATTCCAGTGATTGGATTTCTATAATTATCCATAATCGTTCGTGGGTCGAAAGAATCGGGTACTGGTATCGAATTACCATAAACACGAGTTGTGAAATCAGCTATGATTTTTAAACTTTTCAGTGTATTACTTTTCATATATACTAATACTGTTCTATAAGCAATTGCTACTTCATCGTCAGTAGGTAATTTTTCACTATTTATTAAATTAGTTATAGTATATTGATTTGAATCAAAACCTTCCTCCTTGTATTTTTGAGGCATGTAAACTAAATACCAGAAATTAATCGATATCAATAAAACTCCAATACACAGTACAAGGCTCGGTAACCAATTAGGTACATCCATATCTAATATTCAAGGGTCTATATTTTAGTTAATTTTATCCCGGATCGGTTAAGTCATCAAAATGAAAACTGTTAATAAAATAGGGTTAATTCTTCCAGGAACGGAAGATGTCATATTGTACATTGGAAGAAGCGTTTCAAACAAGTATATCAGACTCAGTTTTACCACCATCAAGACAACAGTTTGAAGAACCAGGTAAAGGTGAAAAAGGACGTATGAAACCAAGAAAGCATAAACGATCCCCACTTCCCCCTCAGGAACCTAGTATAATAGAACCAGATAGAGCTGCCCGTAATTACAAACAACCAGAAGAACTCTTAGGTGAGCAACCTAAAAACGATACATCGACTAGTATTTCTTCATATTTGGTCGGTGTGAATGACCCAAATGAAGACTATTTCCCTTATCCAAATGGTGGAAATGATGAGCATGGGTTTGATAAATCATTTATGCTTGAACCAAATTGGACTGACCAGTTTATTGATAGAGTACCAAGTCCTAAAACGGAAACTCCACCCTTTCCCGGCGCTTCAGTTGATGGTTATTCCACACTTTATAGAAACATACCGCCACCACAATCTAAAAGTGATGAAAAGCGCGGAATGGTTGAACCTGAACAAATTAATAGTCAACATAATCCAACAACAATAATGGGTGCTGCTGCTAGTATGACACCTGAATTACAAAAACGCATTGATGATATTTTTACTAAGATTGATGCACTAGAGGTAGCGCGTTCTGAATCAAATCATTCCGAAATTATATTATTTGTTATGACAGGAATATTTGTACTGTTAATGTTAGATTTATTATTGAAACAAGGATGTAAGGCTTTAGGAAATATCGTATCTGCTTCTGCTGTATCAACACAACATGGTGGTTATAATCATCCGTTTTTTATATAGAACTATCTAGTTAATTCAAGTCAAATATTAAAATTTTTAAAATAAAATTAAGTTTCGAATATAGTTAATTATAAAATTTATAGGATTTTTATAATTAAATATGTGTAATTTTTTATATAAAGGTAACCTTTTTAACATTAGAATCTTGCTCTTTTTGAGGTGAAAAATATTGCTGTGTAGTCTTTTTAATAACTGATTTAGGTACAGAAGCTTCTATAATAGCATTTCGCGCCTTCTCATCATCGCCAATCGCATTTCTCATAGTTTGAACAATCGGATTTCGTTCTTCGCGATATTGTTCATCGTGTTTCTTCCAAGAAATAAATAATAAATTAGGGTGAAAATACTGCACCTCAAATTTAGAATTACGTAAATTCCATGCCAGATATAAAATACAATCACGTGTACTAAATCTAGGAACTCCAATCACAAATTCGGGCACAACAAATAATAGAGACTTGTCGTTATTTGGCATACGCGAATTAATCCTAATTTTATTATGAACAGATTCGAGTATGCTGTTATATGTTTTAAGTTTTAACTGGTCTCTTTTTTCTTGTTCTGAATAGAGTGTTGAAGGGTCTAATTTTGGAGGACTTGAGCCCGTATTTTCGCTCATTAGTTCGTTGTTAGATTTTGTTATTGAGAGATTACCGCTTAAAAGCCGAATGATAAAATCTAATAATGCTAATTCCTAGACATTTGGTATTTGCTGGTGGAGGACCGCGATGTCTGGCATTTTTGGGTTCAATAGAAGTTCTTAAAAAAAGAAATATGCTCCACAAGGTTTCAGATTACTGGGGTAATTCTGCCGGTGCCTTATTAGCAACATGTTTATCTCTTAAAACACCCTTACCTAAATTGAAAACAGTATTTGAAGAATTAGATTTCGCCAGATTTCGGGATATAGATTTATCAAATATTGTGTCTTTTAGTGAGAAATGGGGACTTGATTCGGGTGAAGCCTTTACAAAAGAGATGCAAAAGCTACTGGAAGATATTAAACCTGGAGCTTCTCAATATACCTTACAAGAGATTCCTGGACTACATATTGTTACTGCAGACTTGACCGATACTAAAATGGTAATTCTAGATGCTAAAACATTTCCTACACTGAAATTGGTAGATGCACTTAGAGCCTCAACATCTATACCATTCTTTTATAGACCTTTTCGCAATCCCATAAATAACCACTTATTAGTTGATGGCGCCATAGGAATGAATTTTCCATGGGATTTATTACCGTCAGATGATGAAAGAAAATCAGCATTAGGATTTAATTTTAAAATATATGATATATCAAGTGAGCCGAAATCTTTGAGTGAGTTTATTCCCAAGATTCTGAACTTTAGAGAATCTTGTAGAAAACTTGGCTCTAAAAATATAGTCTTAGAGTCAAATATTATTAATTTTCATATTCGCGGATATCCTGCATGGCATTTAGCAGTTAAAAAAAAAGATAGAGAAGAACTATTTTCTATAGGAACGAAAACAACTGAAGAATGGTTCACTTTACATTTTCCTGGAGGAATGAAAGAAACGCGTCCTGTGTGCGTTGACCAGAATACTCAACTACCTGGTCACCATTCTTCAAAACAATTGTTGGGAAACCGCGAATATTCACGCCAGTTGCCATCTCAGGTTGTGTCTCAGGATTCACCATCTTTATATTTACCACCTTGCCGGAGATGGTCTGTGTAGAACCTAGCTTCGCAAACTCAGGTTTAGCAGTTTGGCAATGTCCACACCAATCAGCATAATACATTGTAAATGTACGAGTATTTTGATTATCAAATCCCTCCTCTTTCTTCACAGAAAAGGAAAGATATAGGCGATAGGCGACCCAAACTAAAACAAGTAAAATACCGACATATAAGGCAATTTCAACAGGAGTAGGTGAAGCCATTATTTCTATAAATAGAGTAATAATTTATTAGATTTAAGTGAGCGCAAACCAGCCCATTTTTATTATAAAAATGATACAATATATATTATATTTGAAATATTCAATTATAAGATATGTGGTTGTTACGTAATGGAGTCAACATCCGGGTAGATTTAGAAGAAGACCCATGCTGGAACAAACAAGATATTTGGAAGGCGCGAAATCTTTGGGCAAGATTCAAAACTATGGGTTATTCAAATAGAGATTGTTCCACCTATGCATCAGCATCTGTATGGAAGACTAAATGGAATGGAATGCAATATAGTCAAACAATTGAAAAATCACTAGAAAATATGTCTTTAGATATTGTTGCGCAGATTCCTATTGCGCCTTAATGTTTCACGTGCAACTAATTTTTTAGCACGACAAGTTTTTGTCGCCTTAGTTTTAGCTTTACCACAACCTGATGAAAATAGACTAACCTCCTTACATAATCCATTAAATGAATTGTATGGTGTTTCCTCCATCATTGTTTTACAAACAATTTTTTGAATATTAAACAACCATTCTAATACGGCCTTTTTTCCCTTATTTACTGGAGCTAATCCATATTGATTTTCGCCCTTAATCCAGGCATTTCGCCATGGTTCATAGGGAAAGACTGTTTTAATTAAATTCCACCATTCTTGAACATATGGTATTCTTTCATTATATTTCATAGTATTATATTCATTTCGTAATTCGGGTGTATCTAAAATTAGGGGTGCATCAACAATAGGTGTTGAAGAAAGATGCTTAGATGGAGTTGTGTTAGCGATTGAAAATAAGAAATCCCAGCCCAGTATTGTCGATGAAGCACATGGACTTTCTGACCATTTCATATAATCACTTTGGACCTTTTCAAATGTTGGATTTGGTTCTTTTAAAAGTTTTTGTGAACGCAGTTTCTCATTGACATCGTTATGAATATCATACAACCATCGATTCATTTTACTGTACGAATTCGGTAAAGGTCTGTTTTTATAGTATTTTGTCAATGATTGCCTACAAAATTTACAGGGAAGAACAAAAGGCAAAAGTTGATAGAATTTTTTAATATTTGTAAAGTCGCGACCTTTCAATGGTGTTGTTACAGAAAGATGGAATAATCTCCACCCACTAGGTCCCCAGAAACGCGTATCCATTCCCTATTTATGACGCAGGTTTTAAAGACTGTGTCTATATTAAAGACAAACTATGTCTTCATGGGTTTGTTATTGTCTATTACGCGAAGATTCGGGAGCAACCTATATTGGTGCCACAATCGATATGGCTCATCGAATTAGACAACATAATTGTGAAATAAAAGGAGGGGCTAAATTCACAAGTGCAGCCGTTAAAAATGGACATACTTGGATACTTTTATGTACTGTTGGAAGATTTCCTGATATGCAGACAGCTTTGCAGTTTGAATGGATGTGGAAACATGTTACGCGTACTAGTTATATGAAACAACCTGTAATTTTACGCAGAGTCAAGGCTCTTATTCAATTGATTAATTCTGAAAGGTCTTCGTCGAAATCCCGTCCTTATACTGACTTTGAACCCTTGAAAATTATAGTGTATAATCCATCACCACAAACAGAACCTTTTTTTACGACCGAATACATACGTGCCTCAGCTGTATTATGCGAAGTTAATAATGCTGATTATGACCACCGTATTTCTACTATTGGTGGCGTTTTGACCGACGGGTCTTCTTAGAACGTTTTAACTTCTTTGTTCCACCCCTTACCTTTCTTGGATTCCAAGGTCCATTTGCCTGTTTTAAACCTCTTGATTTTCTTATTCTTTCAGCATTTTGTCTCATAGAATTAGTGACCTTTTTAACATCTGGTGTTTTTACTAGACCCGCAAACGCTTGTTGTCTTGGCTTTTGAAGAGATTTAGCTCTAATTGCATTTAAATTATTTATTGTTTTGTTTTCTCCTAAATTTTTAAATACATTAACTACTGCGTCACTTGGCGGGATTCCTAATGTTCTTGCTAAATTATCATAACCTAGATATTCAGGTTTACCGACTAAAGAAATTGTAGCATCCAACAAATCATGGTCTTCACGAATATTTAAATCTGGTAGTTTATGCAACAGATTTGTATCTAGTTTTGCCTTAGGTACTCCTATTCTTTTAACAACTGAATTAAAAGCACTGGAGGCAGGTGAAGTAACAGCTGTTACAGCAATATTAGCAGCTGGAGCCTCACTGGTTAGACCAAGCGCTTCTAAGGCTAATCTTAACTCTTCATCTGTTAAACCTTCTGGTTTATCATTTAAAATTTTTAACCCAAACTCATAAGTTTTGTTTGATTTTTTAGGTACCACCTTTATATGTATAAAGGGTTCTTCTGATTCGGTATTAATTGAAGTCGGTTCTGTAACTGTATCTGATTTGTCTATTTTAGGGTCTAAGACCCATGATTGATTAGAATTATTTCTTTTTTCAGGTTTATATAACGTATAAAATTTACCTTTAGGGATATTTTTTAATATCTTTCTTACTGTTTCAAAAGCGGGTGTGTTAGTATCAATATCCAGGTCCGAATTGACATCTTTATCAAGCTGTTTTATACAGGTTTTCATTTTAGATTTAAGAGTATCTATAAGTCCTTCTTCAACTATGCCATTGGAACATTCTTTTGTCTCTTGACTTTCAGAATTTGGCTCATCGTCTATCTTTAACCCAAACTCATAATCTACTGGATTTTTGTCGGTATTTTTAATAGATGGTTTTATCTTTATAAATGGTTCTTCTGGTAGCGGGTCCAAAACCCAAGACTTCTTATTAGGTGCACTATTATTTCTAGATAACAAATTATTATCAACAGACATTATTTTACTAGGTCTATATAGTTTGTAGTTCTTTCCTTTTGGGATATTCTCTAATATCTTACGAGTTGGTTTAAAATTATCTGTATCCATATCAAAATCCAAATCTGATTTGGCGTGTTTATCAAATTGTTTTATACAGGATTTCATTTTGGATTTTAAAGTATCTATAAATCCTTCTTCAACTATTCCATTGGAACATTCTTTTGTCTTTTGAGTTTCAGAATTTGTCTCGTCGTCTATCTTTAACCCAAACTCATAATCTACTGGATTTTTATCACCATTTTTAATAGATGGTTTTATCTTTATAAATGGTTCTTCTGGTAACGGGTCCAAAACCCAAGATTTCTTATTAGGTGCACTATTATTTCTAGATAACAAATTATTATCAACAGACATTATTTTACTAGGTCTATATAGTTTGTAGTTCTTTCCTTTTGGTATATTCTCTAATATCTTACGAGTTGGAGCAAATTCGCTAGCATCCATATCAAAATCCAAATCTGATTTGGCGTCCTTATCTAATTGTTTTATACAGGATTTCATTTTGGATTTAAGAGTATCTATAAACCCTTCTTCAACTATACCATTTGAACATAGATGCGTATCATATATATTTTTAAATGGTTTGTCACTTGTCTGTAAACCAAAATCATAATCTGTTTTATGTCTAATACCATCTTTCTTTAGAGTAGGTTTTACGTTAATATATTGTAATTTTGGCTTAGGGTCTAAAATCCAAGTCTCATGTGCCCTTTTGTTATTATTTATGATTTTTTTAGAAGGTTTTAATAATTTATAATATGTTCCTATAGGAATAGCTTCTAGAACTTTTCTTGTTGGTTCGAAATCAATATCATCCTTGTCATACTTTAATCCTGAATTGACGTTACCGTTAATTTTATTAACACAAGTAGCCATTTTCGAAAGAACATTATCTATAAATGATTTATCTACAATTCCAGTATAACATATATTTTCGTCTTTGCTATCCCTTGTAAAGTCTTGTAATAAGCCTATTGACCTATTTAATTCATGCTTAACAGCTAATATATGTTTCTGAATATTTGTCTGAGACATATCTCCCTATAATTGTGTATGATATTAGTTAAATAATAACAATTTTATTTCATAATATAACTAAATAGAAAATTACATTGCATGGTGTGTATTTTGTATTGTAGAGTTAAGTACTATCTTTTAAAAAAATAACGCTTAACTTTGATAAAAATGTTATTATAAACCAAACTGAGATGTTGAAGCTAACATTGGACGAACCTTGGTATTAGGTTCAGAAGATGACGCCTTACATTGAATTCTAGGTTCGGGGCAAGGTTCTACCATGACTTGTGGACACGCAGGACATGGTTTAGGTTCAGGACAATTTACCGTAGGACATCTCGGGCGGGGGCATGGTGGGCACTCACCAATCTTGCATGGCTTTGAACATGTACTAATACATGGTGGGCATTTAGGTACAGACGCTTTTAGAACATACTTTGACATATCGGGCTGTGAAGGGCATTCGGTTTTTAGCATATATCTTGACATATCAGGAAGAGCTGGGCATGGTGGAACAGTTGACCGCAATACATATTTTGATAAATCTTGTACAGGATAAGATGCCGGGGGTGCTGCTTTGTTCATTGAATTAGGTCCATCATCATCAAATGAATATTCATTATCAAAAGACTTACGTTCCATTTGACCCAATGAACGACTGTCGTCTGAATATTCGTTCTTTCTGCAAGCACACTTTGGTTTTGACATTCCACATCCACCGCAAGTTTTCGGCTTAGGTTTGGGCTTAGGTTTGCATTCACAATCCTTTTTAGGTTTATCACATACCTTACAAGGACAGCCACATTTTGGTTTTTGTTGATTACACACATTGCATGGTGTGCCAAAATTGGAGAATCCTTCATTTGTACGTTTTGAAAATCGCGCTAAATAATAGCCACCTAAAAAGGCGATTAATGCGACAAGCATAAACGCGGATAGCGTATAAGAAAACCCAGTTGAGTTCTTCATCCCTACACACTATAAACAAATGATTTTTAACACAAAAGACATTGCGGTAAAAATTATCTATTTTGAATATCTAACGTATTATACTATTACGTTAAGCTTTACATGGTATGTTTGGGTGAGCAATTGGAGGAGGAATGTATGCTGAAGTTGTACAAGTTTTATTAATTTTAGGATGTTGCATATGAGACATATCTGGTGCTGGACATCCAAACATCTCGGGATAAAAGTCTCCCCACGTGTGTCCCAGTCTTGAACAGACCATCTTATAGTTTCCCTTCCAAGAATATTCTGGTCCCACTTCTTGTTCTGGATTCGTAATACATCCGAACTCTCTTGGTTCACCTAAACCAGCCGATTTAATTTGAGAACAGAGAAACTGAACCGTCTTTTTATAATCAAGAGTACCTGCGCTTTTTGATTCAAATGAAGCACCTGAACCACGCGCCTTTATCTGTTCTCTAGTCATTTCAAAACCTGGACGTTTATTATAGTCATTTGACGCTAGAGGTTTTGCGGATTTTTCTGGTTCTTCCTTTTTATTAAGGTCTTTATTATTCATTATTAAACTACTATCTGATACATTTGGCTCTCTATATTTTTGTTTGGAATCATATGCCGATTCGGGTATAGCTTTTGACGCAGTTATTCTACGTGAATTATATGACTCCAATTGTTGTTTTAATATACGTAACTCTAAAAATTTTGATTTTAAGTCTGTCTTTTTAAGAAGACCCGATTCAATTTCGTTTGAAATTGTATTCAAACGTTCTGTAATTCTACGCTGAATTGTCACATTTGGGTCATATCCTATATCGATTTGTAAATCCCACGATAAGTCCCGTAAGGAGGAACGAAGATTATTTATCATATTCTGATATTTTCTTGGTAATTTCTGATTTATTTCAACCTTTTCGCTCTTAAATTCCTCATTTTGGTCTTCTTTATCTTCATTTATAAAATTACTAAATCCTTCCTTCTTTTGAGATTTTGCAGATTTTACAACATGAGTTATATCTTTTGTATTATAAGCTTTAACAGAATTATCGTCATCAATATCATCATCATCATCGTCTGAATCAGTTTTATTTATTTTATAACATTTCAAATAAGGCATTTGATTAACTTTTTTAGAATTACCTTTTGACCTTTTAGCAGAATTATCTATATCGGTTTTCTTTTGAAATCCATTTAATTTATTATTGATATCTATTAGTTCATCATCATTATCATATGTAAATAAATTATCATAATCATTATCATCATAATCTTCGTCTGTGTTTTTACTATTTTTAAATCCTTCACATGTCTTTTTATCAGACTGCGCACGTTTTAATTTAGGTAAAGGTGTTAATTTTGATGTAGGATTTTCAACATCTATTAAGAACTTTAATAAATCTTTCTTTTGAACAGGTATATCATCTGGCTTCATATCATTCTTAGTAACCTTATTGTGTATTTCTTTAAAATCTAGTTGAATTTTTTCTAAAATTAATGCTCTTTGTTTAAAATCCGCTGATTCCGACCTTAAATCATCAATGCGCTTTTTTTCTTTTTGAGCACGTTCAATTGCAAATTCTAAATCTTTCAAACTTGCTACACCCTTACCCTTAATCATAGGCTTTGTAAGTATAGTTGCTGTCTTCTTATTAATCTTTTTGTATGTAGTTTCATCGGAATGTATGTATCTAATTGCTTTATTATATTTTTCTCTTTCACTTGTAATAAAATCTAGTTTATCCACAATTTTACCTGTATCAATTTGAGCTTGTAATTTTATTAAATATGGTGCCGATTTAGTGTGAAGAACCTGAAATTCGGAATTCTTATATATATTTATTATGAATTTATCATACAAATCATTATAGGCTTTAATAGTATCTATTAATGATGCTATATCTTTGTATGATGCCAAGCCATCTATAGGGTCTTCACTTACTGAGCCGGGCATGCTATTTGGTACAGTGCTATTACCCTCTGGTTTTGGTAAACTTGCAATTTTCTTTGATGGCGCATTTACAAATCCTTCAACACTTATTAAAAAGTGGCTGTATTTAATTATCAAAATTAGGATTAATATTAATATTCCTACCAAGAGAAAAATTGTTTGTCTATCCATTGGTGTCCCCTGTGATTACTTGAGATAACATATCCAATAAAAATTTTAGTTATTGCTACATAAATAAGAATTATTTTCATTGAAAAAATTTCTTAATACTGATTACACGCTTATGGAACAACACAACCCCAGCATGGAATTTGGTCCTTGCGAATGTATAATGACATATCAGGCATCGGGGGGCATTTTTTACTTTTTTTAGACTTTTTCTTCTTTTTAGTAATTTTTGGCTCATTCATCGAGTCTGTTTTTTCCAGCATAGAACCCTGCATATCAGAAATTGTGTAGGGTTTTCCAGATAAAGAATTACCAGTACTGTCGTTTGAGGACACTGCAGGAATAATAGTATTACGCTCGTTAAGAATAGATGAAGCGCGCTCTAAATTGTTAGGTGGCAATAATACTGTTTGTGTCTGTTTAAAATTATTTGGATTTATAACTGGTGGTAATGTTTGCGGACTTGATGCTGATAAAGTTAATGAATCTGATGGTTGAGGACTATTTTTAATATCGGGTATTGTTTGTAGCTGTGTGGTATTTATTGTTGTAGGAATGGTTGGCTTAGCAAATATTGGTGATGGATTATACTTTTTTATATAGTCGCCATTGCCTAAATCCGGGGTTTCAATTGCTGAAAATATTTTGGACAGTTTTGGTTGTAAAATATCTGTTTGATTTACATTTGATGAAAAATTTTCAAATGTATTTATTCTAATAGCCTTCAATATATATAATAATAATCCAATAATACCTATTATAATAAATAAAGTAGTACCTGGATTCATGGTCTCCTGATGACTTAATATAAAATTGAGTGGGAATTTTCTCTTTTATTATAGTTAAATTATGCCATATGATTTACGGTATCTATACGACGACAATATAGAGGTAGGTGTTGATGAAGCTGGTCGCGGATGTCTATTTGGTCGTCTATATGTTGGGGCAGTAGTACTTCCCGCTGAACTAGATTGTTTCTTTGATAATGGTCAAACTTTAATGGAAATTAAAGATTCCAAGAAACTTAGTGAACGCAAACGGAATATATTGTATGACTATGTTAAAGAATGTGCTGTAGATTATTCTGTTGCGTATTGTTCAAATAAGCAAATTGATGAGGAAAATGTTTTACAAGCCGATTTGAATACTATGCATAGAGCTCTAGAAGGACTTAATGTTCCTATTCAACGAATTCTTGTAGATGGTGATTGTTGGAAACCATGGGCTAATAATGAAGACATTGAAGTACATAAGATTGTTGAAGGTGATTCAAAATTTCTTGCTATTGCTGCTGCCTCTATTTTGGCAAAAGTTGAACGTGATAGATGGGTATTATCCGTATGTGATGAAAATCCTGATTATGATGCTCATTATGGGTTACGTTCTAATAAGGGTTATGGTACAGCAAAACATATGAGTGGATTGAAAGAATATGGTGTAACACCATATCACAGAATGTCATACGCGCCTTGTTCAGGTGGTAAAAAGAAGAATACTGTTGAATGGATGGGTAATTAATTAGTTGCTATTTTTATAATAATTATAAATATAGAAAAAAATTTTTACATTATGACACACTTAAAACATGGAGAGGAATCCGCCGTCCTTCTTGTCCTTTTTATCCTTCATGTCCTTCTTGTCCTTGCGACTGCCACCTGACTTGCGACTGGCCTTGCGACTGGCCTTGCGGTCCTTCTTGTCCTTGCGACTACCACCATTCTTCTTATTCTTGCGTGTCATACCCATACCATTGAGAGCAGCATCCGCAACTGAGCCAGCTGCCTTAGCAATAGCACTAAGTGTTGAAGGAGTAACAGCAGATTTGATGTTGAATTTTCTGCCAACCATTGGGCCAACATTAGCATTCATAGCATTTGTAGCGCCACCAACAGCTGAGTTAACCTTTTTGGGGTCAACCTTCTTTACGTTATTAGCTACGTAAGTAGCAGCCTTACCAACATTCTTTACACCCTCAACAATGGCATCTGACGCATCACGTGCTGCACCTGAGAGCTTCTTGATTTGTCTGGCAACCTCCTCTACAACGTTACGAGCACCGCCAACAATCAAACTCTTGGGCATATTACTGATAAGCGCCGCGTTGGCACCACCAACTACTGGCTTGAGGGCCTCGGCCGCGCCGGGGGCGTTAGCCTTTACCGCATCCGCAGCAACGTTGGCAATAACAGGCGCCTTGTTCTTAAGATTTAATGAAGCATCAGAAAGTTGCTTAGAAACAACATTGAGAGCGTTAGCTACACTCTTGGCATTCGCTACGGCATTCTTAAGCGTCTTACCAGTTGAGGTAATAGCAGCGGGACTAGGTGTTACATTAACCTTTACACTACTGTTCTTATTAGAGGGACCAAGACCTACAGCAGAGAATATACCTTCCATCTTTCTTTATATTCTTTGTCCAGAAAAAATTATTGATAATTTATGAAAATATACTAGATTAGGATATTAGAATTTAAATGATGAACGCATAAAAATCCGGAAGCAATAGTTGTAAAAATTGGTCGGACGCATTTTATTCATTATTTATTTTCATATGTACCAAATAATTTATCCCATAATGAAAATCTTTTCGAAAAATTACTTAAATGATTTATATGATGCTGATTATGGTCTTTATTTGTTAATTCTATACCTAAAAATCGGGGTATCCAAATACATTGAGGAAAGGAACTTGTTTTCTGTATCTTACCTGAATGACCTCCAATTTCAACTAATGATTTATAAACAAATTGTATAGTGAACTGATATTTTGACATAGGGATTAAATAGGAACTCAATAACATTGGTAACATATTCGTAATTAAATAATCACTAGCATTATGACTATAAGATGTATTTACATCAATCAAATTATGAATGTGGTGTTTTTTATGAACGATTCTGTACAAGATTGGTGACATGTGAACAATGCGATGTGCCCAATAATGTCCAAAATCCAGAATTAGCTCAAAAATAAATGATTTTGGAATAAAATATAGTATATCTTTACTCATGTGAATCTTTTCTGATGATAAATTATTGATAATTAAATAATAAGTAGCACTGTTAACAGCAGTTGTTTTTACGTAATTCACAAGATTAAAGTTATCTGATCTTTCTCCTTCTGTATAAAATTGTTTATCTTTATTTAAATAATTAATACCATATGTTAAAATTAACATTTGAAACATTGTCGCTATAGAACACGTAAGATATGAAAACATATAATAATTCAAAAATACGTATTGAATATGAGATAATAGAACCAAACTTCCATTAATTATAATAAAATATTTCAACGAACTTGTAGATACCATAATGTATGAAAGTATAATATTTACTTATAATATTAATTAATTTTAAATGGGTAGTAATTTTGACTTATTGTCGGGTTATAAAATAGTCACATAGAGCGCCGTCTAATGCTTCACCCATTTCCTTATCATTATCTGTAAAATGACCTTCGCCATGAGCAACGCGACAGAATACATTCTTCCATTCAAAATCGCGTAGGCGTTTAGCATATTTCAAAGGCATGTATATTCCTACTTCTGTGTCATTTGTACCTCCTGTTAGTAAAATTACGGGATTGATTGCAGTTTTAATTATATTTTCATAGGGTGAAATTTTAACAATTTCAACAAAATCAAGCGGGTTATTATAAGTTAATCCGAATTCTTCGGTTTCTGCCTCAGTCTGTGGTTCCTTAAGATTTGAGGTTGTACGTAAAACATCGGTATATGGTTTGGCCGCATAAACTACTGTAATTTTATCTAATAATTGTAAACACGCAGCTGTAACTAAAAAACCACCTGCAGAACGACCGTATATAACTGTATTTTTGCTATTAAAACCAAAGTGCGATTGTATGTAATTTACACCATTGACAAAGTCAGATATACCAACATGGCGTCTTTTTGCAGTTCTAGACGCATCCCACCATTGGTCGCCGTTTTCTCCACCACCACGAACACATAGAGTGACTACCATAAAGTTCTGCTGTAGCCATGGTAACCAAAGGCGCGATTGAAGTTTTTTAGTTGACATTCCATATGAACCGTATCCGCAAATTACAACAGCCTTAGGGTTTGGACTTGATTGAACAGCAAACCATGGTACAGGATTACTACCGTATTTTATTTCATATGTTGGACCATCAAGCGTATTTTCTATGGTCAATAAATGTGGTAAATCCATGGATGCAACAGCATCTGGTTTATTCGGATATCCGATAATTAGCTTATTGAGAACTAAACTGAATTTAATTTCACATATTGTTTCTTTAGGACTTAGTAAATGCCACCCTGTTTTGTTATAAGACCAAAGTGTATGAAATGTATCCTTCGTAAATATAAATACATAGGAATTCTTAGATTGTTTGGCATCGACCAGTTTCCAATCATCTGGATAGCTGATATTTTCTGAATCTATTACTATTTGCGAATCAAAGGCAATTGTCGTCTTATTTATTGGTATTTTTTTACCAAATCCCTTACTAATCCATTTCACTTTAGTATTTTGTATTATTCCAATATCTTGATATATAGCATTCGTGCGTATTATAAATATATCAGGTTGTCCTTCTGGTTTTTTAATTTGTAACACCCATTTCTTATTATTTTCCTTATAAATCTGAACTACCTTCTTGGTTTTTATATCCATTCTTAAAATTTTGTTGAACCAGTAGATATCTTGTGCCTCAATATAATATAAATACTTTTCGTCTATGTTAGCTGTTTCGCCGACCTTATCAATTGTTAAAAGTCTATTAAGATTAGAATCGTATAAATCAAGTGTCATACTTTCTTTACCATCTGAAAGGTCCCTAATAATTACAATTCTACTAGCATCTATACTAAATCCGCGCATAGCTCGCGCATCTAGCACTATATGATTATTTTTTGTAATTTTCATAGACGGGGCTAATCGACTACTTTCATTCATACTTATTACATAAGAATTCCAAACAAATGTATAATAAGACTTATGGTTTTTGGGCAAATCTGAAAATGATTTTAGCCATCTATATTTTATAGTGCTTGGTATTTTATCGATTTGCCTTTGTAGAATTTGGTCCTCTTCTTTGACAGCATCTTTAAAAAAGCGGGAGTCATAATCTTCAAGGCGTGCATAGGGGTCAGACCATGCAATAAATCCCAAATCACGAACGTCATCCTTTTCTTGAAGGGGCATTCTTACCTAAACAATACCTATAAAATATATTCAAACGTATGAGTAGTCCAATGAATGTTGTTATTTTTAGTCAGGGTGCTGGAAATCAACAATATGGCTTAGGTCACGATGCTAAGCTTTTAGAAACTATGTTGAGGGAATTAAATCATTCGGGTAAAGCTGCGCTCAATATCAAACACAGAGATGCTCACAGTTTTATAGGAAATGGTAAACTACCTGTTGTAAGTGATATCCATATTTATATTGAAGTTCCTTGTCGTGTAGCTTATCCTTGGGCAAAGGTGAATATTGTGATTCCTAATCAAGAATGGTGGTATAAAAATGAGTGGTCATGGGTATTTGAAGAGCCTTCAACCTTCTTTCTTTACAGAACAAGATATGCTGAATCAAAATTTAAGAATTTAGTTAAAAAGGATGCACAAGCTTTTATTTCTTGGCGTTGCCCTGTCATGTCTAATGTAGAAGTATTACCTATGAATAAAAAGAAGAAACAGGTACTTTTTATGGTTGGTGGCTCAGTTAACAAAATAGAAAGCGCTAGAGACCTTATTAATTTTTGGAAACCATCCTATCCACCGCTTATTGTTGTTTCTGCCTCAAATATACCAGGATGTATTTTTAAACCTGATAATATTTCATATAAGATTGGCCATATTTCTGAATCGGAAAAACGTCAATTACAGAACGAGTCATTGTATCATGCTACTGTATCCATTGCGGAAGGATTTGGTTACGTAATGGCTGAAGCACTTCAATATGGTTCAATACCATTATGGCCTGACCTTCCTGTATATAATGAACTCTGGGGCTCTATTTTAGGCGATTTAGGTAAAATTACAACCTATGAAGATTTAAGTGGTTCTATGGTATTAGAAATGAATGATATACCGCGAAAGTTCACAGTAGAATCATTACATTCAAGTATGGATATGTTAATAAATTGCAATATTGACCAGCTAACAAATAACTACTCTTCAAAATTCAAACAGGCGCCGTTACAACTGAATAAGGTTTTTAGACACGAATTTTTGACAGCGTGGAAGAAAATTTTATCATTTATTGATAATGCTTTACCTTTAACTATGCCACCCGCAATGGTGAAGCCTGATGAGCTACCAACTGTTGGTGTTGTTACGTTAGTATATAATCGTCCTGAATGGTTTGTGCATGCTGTTCGAAATATACAAATTTGCGATTATCCGCGCAACAAGCTTGTATGGATTATTGTGGATGACAGTGACGGCTTAGGACGCGTTGATTCAAATGTGGAAAAAATCAAGGCATCGATGCCTGACCTGCAGGTGCAATACGTATCAAGTGGTAAACGCCTTACAATAGGTGAGAAACGTAATCGCGGATGCTTGGCTGCTATTTCAAAAAATCCTGCCACAAGTGTATTTGCATTTATGGATGATGATGACCACTATCCCAAAACCTCTTTAATTATGCGCATTTTCATGCTGAATGCCAGTCAAAAGGGGTGCGTTTACTGTTCTACCTTACCCATGTATGATATAGTAAAATATATATCGGCTATCAACGTACCCCCACTCAATTTATCACCTTGTAAACGTGTCAGTGAAGCGTCTATGTGCTTCACCAAGAAGTTTTTTATGGAGCGTAAATTTCCTAATGATATTAATGTTGCCGAAGGTGAATTATTTCTCAAAAATAGAGAATTTGATACTATGGAAATTCCTCCTGAGGGCGTAATTGTAAGTTTCCTACATGGTAAGAATTCTACATCAAGGCGCGTTCCTGAACAAAAAGAGGCAAATGGATGTCATTTTGGATTTAGCGATGAATACTTTACAATGATAAGTCAAATTGGATTTTCTAGCGTAGATGTTAAGTCTTAACCTTTTTAACCCGAAGAGTCTTTGCGTGTCTATTTTTAAGTTTCAGTGTTTCTTTGTAGAGTAACGCCTTTGTTTTTGGTCTAATAATTATATTTCGGGGCGTGCCTAATGTCGATAAAATCTCACTATTATCAGAATAGTTTTCAAGCATAAATCCATATGTGTCAGTAGCCTTTGGGTCAGCCCCATTTTCTAATAATAAATTTATTATCTCTAAGTTATCACTTAAAAATAATAATGGTTCTCCATCCGCTGTTTTCGAATTAGGGTCGTACCCTTGCTCTAATAAATATTTTATCATGTCTATATCATTATTGTGAATAGCTTCTTCCATTAATAAAAATAGTGGTATTTATTGTGGGGTTTAAACGTCGGGTTACACATCTGTTCCGATTTTTGGTTTGATATTTTTTAGGGTATTTCTTATTGTACTATTAATTTGTTTTTTTGAAGCATTTTTTAGAGTGTTTTTTACTGTGTTTAATGGATTACTCAACATTTTAGCAGCATTAACCTTTGTTAAGTTAACTCCAGCGACTTCTACCTTCGGCATTTCTACACCGGCCATTTTAGTAGCATTTTTCACTAAATTTAGTGGTTGTTTATTCACTAAATTCTTAGCATTTAATTTTGTTAAGTTAACACCTGCTACAGTGGGTATTTCTACACCAGATATTGCTGCTGCGCTTCCCAACATAGCAACTGGGTTTGATAAATTAAGTGACCCAAGCGATTGTAAGCCTTGTAAGTTAGCTTGTGGTTTAATCTCAATATCAGGCTCTATCTGCTTTTTTAAATTTTCAATTAAATCACCACCTGCATAGGGTTTACATTGTTCCTTATATTCATCTGTTTCCTTACGTGGAATAAGTGCTAAATCAAAAAATAAAGCATATGGTGGAACATCTCTTAGCCCATCAATAAGAACACTAATTTTAGGGTCACAATAAATAGATGGTTCTCTTACAGCTTCCCTTAGTGCATATAAGTTGTTGACATCAGGTATCTTATCTTCTGGAATTCGTGGTAATTTAATAGTAGCAAATTTTCCAGCGGGTGATAATCTAATTTTTTCTTCAGACATATCAAGACTATTATTGATATTTTCAATCGATGTAGCAACACCATCAAATAATGCTGCTATAGGACGTCTTACAAATTGTGGAGACATTGTAGTAAATAACCATATTGCAAAACCTGAAAAAAAACTTTTAGATGATTTAAATAATATATCTCTCAGTTGTATTCGTAAATCGGGTGATACTAACATAATAGCATCTCTTAATATTTTTAATATTATACCTAGATACATTGGATTATTTCCAATAAAACCGAAAGATGTAAAAATTGCATGATATATATTACCGCGCGCTAAATCTAAACAAACCATAACTAAAGTTAATATATTACGACTTATCTTACCGATACCCATAGGGTCAATATAAAAAATTATACTGTTTAATATTCTTAATGATTCTAGAACAGCATTAATCATAGGAAATATACTCTTGCTAGAAACTGGTAATATTAGCGGTGGTACTGTAGGAATTATCATAGTCGGGTCGGGCATTGTATTTTCAAGTGCAATTACACCAAAATTTCCTGAGGCCTCTGTTACCTTTGAATCGACACTATCAAATAATTCTGTTGTATAATCATAAAGATAATCGGGTGAAATTAACTTAGGGTCTATTGCTTTTAAGGCAAAATCCAAGTCTTTTCCAAATGACGATGCCTTCTTTTTCATTTCACTAAAGGATATTTTAGTACCACCACTTTGTTTTAATGGTGGTGGCTCTGGAAATAAATCAGGATTACTACTTATATTTTTACGCCATAAATCTTCCAAATTCTTGGCCTCAATTGGTAAAAATAGTGGGACAGAAGTAAAAGGATAACAGATTTCTACAAATTTCGGGTCCTTCTCATTTCTTTGCATACGTTCAGACATTTCGGTAAGTGACCATATCATAATATAAATATGCATTGGTAGTTCATTTATTTTACCTTCTAATTCTTTTATAAGTTTGTGAACATCCTTCTTAGAGTCACTCATCCCTATTCCTTGTTTTTAAAAAACACAATGGTTTAAACTTAAAATGTCGGATGTGTCTAGAATGGACGGTTCCAATAGTGGATTTAGTTATTTTGCTTCAGCCAATTTTGGAGATAACGGTGAGATTCAAGACAGATTTGGAGGAATTTTTACAAGTTCTGAGGATTATATTTCTATGAGTCTATGTATAGAAAATCTTAAAAATGCTACGCTTAATTTAATTGAAGAAGAATTTGTTCATCACAATAATATTGTAGATAATCAAGATAAGGATAATTTTAATAAATTATATAATTCCTTTTCTAATATCAAAACTAGATTAATCGCTCTTGGATGTGCTGGTTATTTAGAGCAAATTGAGGCTTTTTTAAAGCCTTTAGAATCACATGCAAATTTTGAAAAGTTAAAAAAAATTAGCGTAGAATTACAACGTGATGATTTTAATCCCTATAATAAAGATGTTCTTCGGGATTTACAAATAGATATTAGCAGTAATAGTTTTTTTAAGACTGAAATTGGTTTTGAAATTGATGATTTTAGAACCGCTGTTAAAAAAATAGCTGTTAAATATGGTGAGGCTTATATAGAATTATTTGAGGCTGAAAATCAGATAAAAAATAAATTAGATAAATTCATGGAATTGTCTAAGCAACTGAACACAATTTTATCTCTTGAAATTAATGAAGGTAGTTTAGAATTGCTTTCTGGATTAACTAAGTATTTAGGTGTCTTTTTTAAGGAACAAAAAATAATTGATTATTTCAATAAATTTATAGAAGCAAGAAAACGCTTTATAGTGTTTAGAGATATATTGAATATAAGTAGAACTACCTTACAAAAAACAGACAGTCAATCTGAATCGCCACTTTGTGCTGTATGTGTAGACAGCCACGTTACTGTAGCATTTGCACCATGTGGACACACTTTTTGTAGTGTCTGTTCTAATAAAACATTGAACGCCTGTTATATTTGTAGAACCAAAATACAGTCCAAGCTTAAATTGTTCTTTGCTTAAGCAGTTACTCACCATTCGGTAACATTTAATTGCATACGGTCCTTTTCTTTTTTAGTTATTTCTGCAAGCTCTATTTCCTTAACTCTTTCCATTTCTGTTTTTCTAGGCTTCATTTGAAATAGTGAAATAAAGGCCTTATACCATCTAGACAAGCGATTTCTTCGCCATTCATTACGTTGTTCCATTTCTTTATATGCTTGGAGGGCCTCCTGAATATGTTGGTATGGGCGGGTATTTGGATAGAAGGTTCTGAAATAGTTACGTTTTATATAAATATGATAGGCAGGTAGACGTTTAATAATATCACGGTCATCCTTATATTTTGATGAATCATATTCACGTCGCTTGAATATCATATTCATGCTATTAGCATAGTCTCTAATAGCAAGAATATTTGCGTCATAATCTGACAATTCGTCAACGACGCAACACACATGGATTGGATGATATATTTTTGGTTGTTTTATTGACTCATTGATTATAGGATTTTTGATTGTTGTCATTTAGGCATGTACTCTATAAGGGTATATTATTCATTTTTTCTTTACTTTCTTACACTTCTGCGTGTGAGTCTTCGTGATTTCTTTGAACGTCTAGATTTACCACCAATTGTTTTGGTTATTCCTAATGCATCAGTTACAGATTTTATAGTTGTACCAACAAGTGTTCCTATAGGGTCAATCTTATCTAGAAGTACGCCTTCGTCTGGTAAAATTAATTCATGACTAATACCATTATTGTTTTTAGAATTTACTTGACCATCGGCTTCTAAGATTCTAGACTTAATCTCATTGCGGATTCCGTAAACTCCAGCAATGATTTTGGGATTAGGTACAAAACGTGTCCCGTAAGAGCTATAAATAAAATGTACATCAGGTATTTGGGCTGGTGTCAAAGGATAAAATCCTTGAATTCTATCATATCCACTAAGACCGCCCTGCTTTTTAGCTTGAATTAGTAGATTTAGACCATACGATACTGTATATTTAACACAAACCTCACCTACAAGTCCACAGACAACTATATTAACCTTCTTTATATTTGGCTTAAAATGTGTAATACCCAACTCTTTGGAAAAAAGCACTTCAGCCAAGCCAGTTGTGTTTGAAAGGTCTCCTCTTACATCATTGACTAAAGGACCACGTCTAAAATCAGCGTGATATTGAAAGGCAGAATAAGCATCCCAATTACAAAGCTGTCCTTTTAATAATTGTAATACGGGTCCTCTTGCATCCTTTGAGCCTGGTATATTTGTCACTGTTAAATTGAATTTTATATCTGAGGGCTCTCTATATTGCATTTCAGGCTCATCCAGAAGCGATAACTTCATATCAGGTTTTGAAAAATACCTTAAAATTGGTGCCCTATCATAGAATTTCTTATAGATGGTCGATGGATGGGTTCCAATTATAGGTTTACCTTCATCATTTTTAGTGAATCTATTTGTCTTGCCTTGTACATCGTTTAAGGACACATTCCATGTATTGACCTCACCTAAATTTGTACGCGGTTTACATTTTCCTATATATTGTGCCTCATCCGGCAATGAACGACAGTGCGGGGGCCATATTCCACCTAGAGGTTTTACCTGTTCAAAACCGAGCAGACCAACTTGTGGTGACCCCAAAAATGCTGGTATTTCTGGCATACTTGTTCTACGACCATTCTGATGATTAACAAGAACCTCACCCTTTTTGCTTGTGACCATATGACTTGTATGATTAGCCGGGTGTGAATCGCGTGTAACCACATAATAATCAAAGGGAATAGTTTCAACTAAATCTGCAATTTCACTGACTAATGTGGCTGTTTTACTGGGACCTCCAAAACTACCACCGTCTATAAAGCAGTTCTGTACATCTACAACAATCAATACATTTGCTGTTGTATCAGCCATCTATTGTTCATGTATAAAATACTTTAGAGTAAATTCAATAAAAAAATGAGTTTAAATCTTTTATAAAATATATCTATCAAAAAAAATGGCATCAGGTGGTGAAGTACCAGACATTAATGAGCTAAAGGGTCTTCTGAAGCGTTGGATTACCATTGAAGAGGAGATTAGTGGTATCAATACAACTCTAAGAGAGAAAAAGCGCACATCTAAGGCCCTTAAAGAGACCATTCTACGCACAATGCAGGCTAATAAGGTACAGCAGATTAATACTCAGAAGGGCGCGGTCGTGGACCGTAAGCGTAAGCTCAAGGAGGCTATTTCAGCCAAGTTTATGAAGAAGTGTCTTCTAGAATTTAATAATGGCGATGAGGAAAAGACAAATAAGATTTTCGAGTTTGTAGAAGGTAAGCGTAAGGAGGAGGAGAAACACGACCTCAGACTACAGAAGGAGGGTGATGTTCTAGTGGAAAACAAGACAGAGTAATTTTATCGTATTGGTCATTATTTTTTATAGTGAAAATATAGAAAATGATTGGAGGTGCTATATCAACTGCGATTGACCACGTTGTAACACCATATCTTGTAACTGAAACTTTTGATGGCGATAATAATAAATCAATCCCGGAACTTACAAAGGTAACAGCTAAGGCTGCGATTGTATCATTTTTAACACTTCTTGTTGTTTTCATACTCATTCTTCTAGTTGGAAAGTATCTTTGGAATATTGTTCTTGTAGAGCTTTTCCCATTCGTAAAACCCGCTAAGTCTATATGGCAGATATTAGGACTTTCAATCTTAATTAGTTTAATTGCTCCAGGATGTACTTGTACAGTTATGTAACATGTACTCTCTTTTATCAGATTTAAATATATTGTTATCTAAAAATTACAATATATTTAAAATATATTACATTAAACTGCTTTAGTATCAAAAGGTGCTAATACAGCAATACTATGTGGCATTTGATATCCTGGGTCTCGAGGTCCAATAGGTCTGTCAAGGTAGTTTTGTCTCTTCAAACAATTATTAGCCAATACATTGTAAGTTGTATTTAACAACAAACGATACCTATTATAGGCTTCTTTTGCATCCATTTTCATATTCTTTGCTATTTGTGTAATTAAATCTATACCACGACTTTCGTATTTAGTCATAATTAAATCTATATCACGTTCTCTAGCCCCATTATTTAAACACCTTCCTATAAAATTTGTTAAGGGTTCGGTATCATGACTTGTATTATATGGTAAGTACATCGTGTTATAACCAGGAATACCGGTGTTATTGACATCTGCATCTAAACAGGTTAACTTATTCACGATAAGTTTTAGTTCAATTCGGTTCAATGCATCCTCTGACGGAGAATTATAGTCATCTGCACATTGTGGAAACATTTGTAAAAGTGCTTGTGCATCTATATTACGTTTTACACAGGTCGGTTCTCCTGGAGCTGTTGCTGCACTTGAAAAATTCTCTCTTGTAATACGTTTTCTTTCCATAATAGGAAATCTTGGATATTTATTAAAATATATACCTAGTAAAACTACTGATATAATTAATAATATGTATATTGCCGGATTCATCCCTAAGATTTAGTATGGTTTTATTTCTTTGTACGAGTCTTTGGCTTTACCGATTCAGCTTCAGAAACCTTTGGTAAAGACCCCTTCGGGGTCTTAACCCACTCTAGGTTTGCTTCTGCAAAATATGTTTTTAGATATGAGCATACACTTGCAATAGCCTTTCGGGCACTCATCACATCCCCATCAACAGGGCTAATCGTAAGTGCCATCTCTTGCTTCAATGGATGAGGAATACGATAACCGGCATACTTAATACGTGGCATTTCAGTACCCTCAATATGACGTTCCACCAAGAAGGTTTGAAGAAGATTCCCCAGTGTATGTTCTTCCTTTCTAAATGTAAATTCAAACACTGTACCCTGTCCCAGTTCGCTCATACGATTAGCTGGTGACCCAATCACAACATTATCCGGTAATGAAGAATCTAATGATACATAAGGAGTAATGACATTTTCACACGCACGAAGACCCCGCTCAACAATAACTGGTACGCTAAACACACCTACACTTTCAATATGGAAGATGAAATCATAAGGTTCACCCTTTTCATTTTGCAAATAGCAACGCTGAATTTCAAGACAATCGAATTCTCTTCTTAGTTCGGCTAAACGCTCGGGAGAAATAGATGCTGTATCAAGAACCTTTTTAGACGTTGCCATCCAATTTGTAAACATCAAATTCTGACGCGATACATCAGAATCAAGGGTATATTCATACGAACACTGTGTTACTGGCGAAAATCTCATATTTTCACGACCAGTTCCAATAGAAGCCTTAGCTCTGATAAGAAGCTTTTCCGCTGGTGAATCCATATTGTATCGTGGTCTTAGAACTGTGATTAAAGACGTTTTACCAGTAATTGGGTCAGGTGGAAATACTTCACTTGTTGGTAAAATCGTTTCGTCAAATTCAGCTGTAGCCACCTTTACAACAGTGAAATCAGAAGCAGATACATCTACTAGCGACTTACCAACATTTTCGATATTTAGTCTAAATTCAAAGTCATCGGGATTAAATGTAGATGGGTCAGCAATTGCAAGAGGTATCATACCAATTCTGTGCATTAGCATTTCATTTACTAACGGAGTCGTATTGTTTGTGATATGCACATCAGAATTCTCAGGCGGTTCTGTCTTAAAACCTACTGTCGGTATAGATGCCAAAATCTGTCGTCTAATCGTATTCGCAACTGTTACATGTATTGGTGCTACACGGAATGTTGCTTGAATCTTATGATTCTTATCATTAAGAAGAGGAGGCCCCATTTCCACATATTCACTGAATGTAATTCCACTCATTCTTTACTTTTACCTTTGATAAGTATAAATGATCAACTTTATGTAATTTTTATTGATAAAACTATTTTTATTAATTTATATTATTAATAAGTCGTTGTAATGCGTATAGCAGTACTTGTATATGGTCGATTAAACAAATGTGTTGAACATTATGACGTTGTTTTATCTCTAAGAGTCGAAATTATTTTGAAAAATAATATCGACTTTAACGTCTCATACCGAAGTTAAGTACTCCCCAGCTGGGGAGTACTTAACTTCGGTATGATAGTAACCATGTCAAACACTTAAGTTAAGAACACCCTTTAGTGTGTTCTTAACTTAAGTGTTTGACGGTAGCGATTTAGAATATAATACAATTTATATCCCTGCTGGTAATGATTATGGCTGGCTAAATGACCAAATCGCTTATGGTAAAATTGATGTTATGAAAAATATATGAAAAAACTTAGTATTACTGCTTATCCTGAGGTTTTAAATTCAGTGAATGTTGATTTTCATAAGTTACTGATAAAAGACCTGAAATTATATATCGCATAAACAAATAGTGTAATACCCAAAATTTAGAAAATCACAAAACTTTAGCTTATTCTTAACGTCTTGTATTATGCCAATAGAAATAGTTTTATTTATTAGTTTTTGGAAATATCTTTGTACGCCGGTAAAATTAAGGAATCAAAAATATTGTAAAACAACAATGAGCCAAAGACCCAAGCACGCATGCTTCTTTAGCAAGAAATGTCCTCACAGTAAGTCTTTTCTAGAGGAACTTGCCCGGACTCCATACACATCCGAATTTCAGTTTGTGTGTGTTGACCCAGGGCCCAATAGACCAAAACTACCATCATGGCTAAAGGTAGTTCCAACACTATTAATTGACGGAGAACCCGACCCACTTACTGATGAAAAAGTTTTCAACTGGTTGTCGTTACGCAGAATTCAAGGTAATACCCCGGTATCTGTAGCAAATCAATATAGAGAACCTGTACCTGTACGGACTGAGGTCCAAAGTCGAAATGAAATTCCTTCTGTACAAAACCCAGTTTACGACCCAACGCCTCCACCGGCCAGAAAGAGTCCTTTCCCCGAACCTCAACAAACTAGAGCAACAAACGGCGAAGCTTCAAAACAGGTTATACCCCAGACTACTGATGGTGAACCAAACGCTTGGCATAGTACTGAAATGGCCGGTACTGGAAAATGGTCTGACCCCTATTCCTATATTGAGGACCAATTCAGTATTAAAGATGGTGTTGGTGCCAGCCGTATTGAAAGAAATTTCACCATGCTTGACGGAATGTCTTTCAGCCAGGGTGGTGCTGTAAAGGTTGCTCCTCCGGCTGAAGCTGTAAGTGAAAAGGCACGAGCATTAAATAATGCAATGGAAGATTTTAGAAAAAAACGGGATGCAGACACCCCAGCACCCATAAATCGGTTATAAATTTGAAATGCGTGTTTTTAATTAAAAATGAATAAGTAAAAGTATTAATCACATGTCAGCTCTTTCAGCTTTTAATAACTTGCTCATCGAATTCTTTGATGAAATGTCTGATACCTATCCCGAAGAGACTGATATCAAAAATGCGGCGACGGCATTGAAGACTTTAAAGAAGATGAATCCAAAGCTGATTCACAGTACCTTTATGGAAACAGTTCATACTGAATTTAAGGAACCTATTCTACGTAGTGATGAGGACTATCTTGTTAAGAGAGCCCATGAAATTCTGGAGTCAAAATATTCTGATATGGCTTTTGCCTTTTGGATTTTCGATAAGCACTGGAAGACAATGAGTGATGTAAATAAGCAACAGGTATGGAAATACTGTAAGGCGCTTATATTATTGGCTGAAAAGGTTTAAGGTAGTGGGTATTTATTTTAAAAATATAAAAATAGTTTTTATTTTTATATTTTATTTTTGCGTTCTGAGCTTAAGAGCTATTTCCGGTACAGAATCAGATATGGCTGCACCGACCTTTGTCAAAGTTTACAGCCAGTTTATGTGTGAAATGGGATTAACATTTCCAGAGTTAGAAAAGGCCTGTGATAAGGCTATCTATCTAGGATGGAAGGATTTCAGTAAATCAGTCAAACCTATTCTTCACCAAATAGCTACAAGAGATTCAGCTATTTTTACAGAGGAGGGTGTTGAGATTGCACCACGTGTGGTCATGACGAAGAAGTTATGGAAGGATGCTGGTAAGGAAACTCATAAGGCTGTTTGGGATTTTTTAAGCAGTCTTGTACTTCTAGCAAGTTATGAGGAGAAGCTCAGTTCAAAAAATACAGTCGATGAACCCGATTTTACAAATTTTTTCGATATTAGCGGTGCTGATGTTGATTTAAAAAAGATGTTTGAATCTCTTGGCAAGCAGTTTTCTAATAAATCATTCACATCCTTCTTCGACGGTATTAAGGAAGCTGCTGAAAGTATGAAAGATAAATTTACAGGTTTAAGTGGTGAAGGATTGCCCAAGATACCCGAACGCCTTTTCAAGGGTCATATTGCTAAAATAGCAGAAGATTTAGCTAAGGAATTTAAACCAGAAGACTTTGGTTTATCACCTGAAGTTCTTGATTCAAATGATACCGGTGCTACCTTTGAATATTTACAGCAGATTTTTACAAAGAATCCTGATTTATTAATGAAAGGTGCTAAAAAGATTGCTCAGCGCATTCAAGATAAGCTTCAAAAAGGACAAGTTCGTCGTGAGGATTTGGTAGCAGAGGCAGAAGAACTCATGAAGGAATTTCAGAACAACACAATGTTCAAGCAAATTTTCGAACAGCTAAGTTCACAACTCAAAAATATGGGCGGAGATTCAGGCCCCAACAGCCAATCAGAACGTCTAAGAGCTACTAAGGAAAGACTTCGTAAGAAGGCTGAGGCTAAGGCCGAAGCTAAAAAGAATTCATCTAACGGTCCAAATAACATGGACTGATTATTATATATAATATATATCTTAATATATTTGAATTAATTGATTTTTCACTTAATTCAACGACTAAATATAAAACTAAAAATAAGTAAAGTTAATAGAGTCGCCAAATGGCTGAAATAAATAATTGTCCCTATTTCTGGGTTGACCATCCTGCCATAATTTATGAACAGGCTTGGGATTTTTTCCCATTTAGTAAAGAAGCCATATTATGTTCTACAACTGCCCTTAACAGTCTAACCAGATTTGGATTGTATTTAGGAGTAGTGCTATTTCTACTAACACGCAAAACAGTATATCTAGGTATCCCGGTACTTGCAATTATTCTAGGTATAGCTTTATACTATGGTATGAAAAATCAAGGCGTTTTACGTCACGGAAATATGCCCGGTTCACCCGGTTACGATAAACCAACTTTTAAGGAAGGATTCAACGGTACAAATAATCTAATTGAAGGTACAGCTGCTGCTGATAAAGTTACTGTTGATATTATTGGCTCAAATGAGCGAACTGTGCCTTCTAAACCAAATCCCTTTATGAATGTACTTATAAATGAGATTTCAGATTATCCTACTAAACCACCTGCAAAATATACCATGAGTACACCTGTCAAATCTGAATTAGATTCACAATTTGAAAATAAGGTTTACTCAGATCCTGGAGATGTATGGAATAAGAATCAGAGTCAAAGAGAGTTTTATACAATGCCTTCTACAAGTATCCCCAATGACCGTGAAAGTTATCAAAATTGGTTATATCGCACTCCCGGTAAAACATGTAAAGAAGGTAATATGTCTGCTTGTACTACATCAGGTTCAGATGGATCGCAATTTATATATCTTGGCGGTCATTAAATATAAGTATGATTTTCTAATTAATGTGACTTGTTATAAATTTATGTTCAATCTTTATAAAAGATTACACTTAAATTTATAACAGCTATAACAGTTTTTAAGGATATACAAAAATTCTTAAAAAGGAGTATTTGATAGAGATAGGAGAATGTCAACAGTATCTGCAAACCCTAAACTAGATGAAGTTAAACCAATGACAGGAGCTTTTGAAATCAATGGTTTTACACGTGAATACAATGATGTATGTTCTTATAATCACAACTATCGCGAATCTGTAGGCCCCGGTAAATATCAGGTAACGAATTTAATTCCAGATAGAACTACTGTATTACCCCAGGCCTTATCTAATCCTACTATTATTGCTGCAGAAGGATTTGGTATTGATATGAAAGACGTTGATTCCGATAGTTTATTAAGAAATAATCCTACACTTGAGGGACGCGCTAGATGCCCACTCAGAGTTCAATCCCGGCCTTTTGCCACTGTTCCTTATATGGCTAGTGGTCGCGGTAATCAAGAGCTTGAATCAAAGCTTCAACAATCTGAGTTTGTTAGAACTGGAAAGGAATGTGGTACAGTTAGTGAAACATTCTTTGCTACACAATTTTATCCCCTGATTCCTCATTTACAGGCAAATATTCAAAATCCTAGAAATTTAGTTCCCGAAGTTGCCGCAAATGGATGGATACATGGAGGTGTACCCAGTCGCCAATATGTAAGAGATTTAAATGTATAAATTAATTTCATAATTATAGTTATTTTTAATATTTTAAAAGCAACTATTCTATATAAAAAATCGTTTATCTACGCAGAGAGAGATGAAGTCTAATACTTATGCCGAAGTTCCTAAGAAGGGTGATGCACCTGCTCCAGCCCCTTCAACCCAAACTCCGTTATGGACATTAAACTGGACAAGAATCGGTGCCACTGAGGGTGGCAATGTTCGTGACCAACAATCAGCGGATGCTTATAGCTTTGTACAAATCCCCGAAAAGTGGGAGAATCCTAACAAGTGTCGTAACGCGCTTGGTCTTGTAGGTGGCTCTGAGGTATCACATATTAAGGGCAATCTTGTCGATTTAGAGTCTGATTTATATGGAATCACAAGACCCAATTCCAAATGTAATGCTAAGAAGTATGTACCTTCATGCCCGCTTGGTGGAGAACAATGCCCCGACTATCCGGCCGATATCAAGTTCACTGACAAGTCTACTGCTGAAAATAACTCAGTCAGCACTGAGCCCTACCACCTCAAGACATGCCAGACATGGTCATATCCCGGCACACCTGTACCAAAACCCTATGGTCAAGAGACATGTGAGCTTACACGTTTTTAAGAATTTTCATTATTTATCCATTTCTAAACACATTGTGTTTAGAAATTGATATAGTAAAATAGGAATTCTTATTTAGAGATGGCTTCCCCGGCTTCAAGAAATTGGACACGTTCGCGCACAGACGATTGCCACATAACAGACGATACACGTATTACTACAGGACCCGGCAGATATATTCTTGAGGCGCCTAGTTCATATGCAAATGCAGTTTTTACGCCAGAACCTACCACACGCCTTCAAAAGTGGGGCGATGCCCAAATTAATTCTTATGGTAAAACCGATGTGGAATCTGATTTGTGGAATATTAATCGTACAACAACAAAAGAGGTATGTGGTCAGTATGATCCCAACGATAATCGCATGAACAAGGCTGAAAAACGTGCTATGAAGGAGGCTGCATTTCCACAGACTCACGCACGTCTTAATGACCCTCCCTGTACATTAAGAAGTACTGGTTGGAATCGCTTTCAGTGGTTATGTCAAAATCCTCAAGAAAATGTAATGATGCCCTTTGATTGGTATATACCTGGTCGCATCATTCATAAGGATGCCCACAGACCTTGTATTCCTACACCACTAAGTACCGAACCCGTAATTCCTGCCCCCCAACATCTTGGACATACTGTTATTGATGTGCCCGGTGCTTATGGAGTAACTATTAAGGATGCAACAACTCACAGTGTTGGAGCTTTCCCGGCTAACGTTCTTCCTCAAAATGCTTTCAGAGATGTCGGTCCGGCTGGTCTACCTATGAATAATGAAAAGGCTAGTTATTTACTTGATACACGAGAAATAGCTTGGCCAGAAGGTCCCTCTTCTGTAGCGTATCCAGTACCTACAGGTCCACCTTCAGTAGGTTGGCAACGTAATGACTATGCCCAAGGTATATATAATACAAATGATATTCCGACTACAAATATCACTGGTAAAGTATTACCCGGTCCTGCTTTGAAGACATCAACATAAGTCTATTGCAAATATTATATTTTGAATATTATTAATTTATTCGAAATATAATTTGGTGTTTGGCATGTAAAGTTTAAAAAATAAAATAACTAGGAGACCGGCAGAAGGGATGGAGACAGCCGCTTTTTTAGGAATGCTCGGCTTAGGTTATGCTCTATCAAATAATAAACAAGAAAAAACTAAGGAAGGCTTTGAAACACAGTATGAAACAGTAACAAATGAACCTAATAATTATTCATCAATAGTTCCTGGTGTAGTTGTTAAACAGCCACCTTTAAAATACGAGGGACAACGTAATGTTAATTCATCAACAAAGTGTCTTGATATAATGTATAATTTTCCTGCAAGTTCAAGAATACCAAGTGAACCTAATCCTGGAAAGCAGGGTGGTTATCTTGGATTTACCGTACCTGCAATCGCTCAGAAACCTAGTGATTCTGTTACATCAAGTGTTAAATTAAATACATCACGTTATGAAAAAACACCTGTTCTAACAAATGAAAAGGTTATAATATCTCAATTAACCGGTATTGCTATGAAACCAGAAGAATTTACCCATGCAAATATGGTTCCTTTTTATCGCGGTACTGCTAAACAAAATATGAGTGATACTGCAAATAGAAGCGTATTGGACAATTACACCGGTAGTGGTAATTTTCAACAGGAAAAACGCGAACAAGGGCCGATGTTTGAACAACGCAAGGAACCCACCGGTGTTCCTTTTGGTACTGCAATTGCCACTGATTTTATGCAAAGTCATGTTGTTGCTCCTACTAACAGAGCGGGTGAGCGCCCCTTTGAACAAGTTCGTGTTGGTAAGGGATTAGGACAGGGATTCACAAGCTTACCTAGTGGAGGATACCAACAAAGTGATTCATTGATTTATGCTAGACCCAGAAGTACGGATGAAATACGTACTGCAAATAATCCTAAATTAACCTATGAGGGTCGTACAGTTAAGGGCTCACACTATATTACTGCACCAGGTAAACTTGGTGAAGTACGCAAACACTTACCAGACAAGTTTTACTTAAATAAAAATGGAGAGCGTAATTTTACCACAACGGGTGCTAATCTAAAGGCAACTGAAAGACCTGTAGAGGTTCTACGTGAAACTACACGTCCAGAAACTACCACAGAATATGAAGGTATAGCTAAATCGCAAGATTTCAATGCGACCTACACTGTACCAAGTACACGTGCCCCCATGGTAAAACAAGCTGGTTCATGGGGTTTTCGTAACGCTGATTCAACCAGTTATGCTGATAAGGATACTGAAAAGGGTCAGAACGATTATGGTAAAGCTGCTATTGAAATCAGACCAAATGAGCGTTTTTTTACATCTGAAAGGGGCCAAACACTTAACCTTAAGCCCCAGAGTAGTGGTAAGGTCTTATTACCTTTACAAGATGGCCCTAGACAAACACGTAAGGATGAGAATTTAGGAAATCCTAACCAGGCAGGATATATCAACAGTGGCCTTACTAGAGGTCCCGCTTATGACCCCAACGATATTGCACGTACAACCATTAAGGAAACCTTGTTGGATGGCGATTACTATGGTGGTGTAGCAGGTCCGATTAAATTAACCACATATGACCCAGATGATGTAGCACGTACAACTATTAAAGAAACTACAGAAGATAGTGATTACGTAGGTGGTGTAGCAGGCCCAGTTAAGTTAACTGTGTATGACCCAGATGATGTTGCTAAAACAACCATTAAGGAGACTACTGAAGACAGTGATTATATTGGTGTTGTTGCAGGACCTGTCAAGTTAACTGTATATGACCCTGATGATACTGCACGCACCACTATCAAAGAAACAACTGAGGATATGGATTATATTGGTATTGCAGCACCTAATAGACCTCAACAGTTAACTATTTATGACCCAGAAGATATTGCCAAAATTACGATACGTAATACAACTGATGACTTTGACTATAATCGTAACTTGAAGAGTGCAAACAATCCTGACCAAAGTTATTTACCTTATACCGACATTGCACGTGTAACCGATAGAGAGGCCTTATCTGCCACATCTGAATACTATGGTAACGCTGAATCAGAGATTCCTAAGGAGATTCTTACACCCTTTCCAGATGGAGTTAGAAAGACACAAAAGGCTGCTATTTCAGCTAAATCTTCGTATACAGGTTCTGGCTATTCAGAGGATAAAAAGGCGATTGTGAATCCTTACTTAGATGGCGCCAGACTTACACAAAAGGCTGCTATTTCTGCAAATTCTGCCTACACTGGTTCAGCAGGTACTGCAAATGCTAAAGCGCCACGTTCAGAAAATGCGGAGCGGGCTATGCGTCAATATGCTCAGAAGGAGAATATTGCTAAGGGACGTGCTCCATCTGGTAATATTGCCATATTCAATGGTGAAGATTACGTCAATCTCAAATATAATAAAATAGAATCTGATTACATTAATGATAGGTCGCCAGTTGTCACACGTGTCTTAAATGACCCTCCATCAGAAAGTCAAGTAGGACTCATGAGACCTAAGGTAGTTCTGAAATTAGATATGGCGGTTGAACGTAACGCACCTGAAGTTATATCATCTCTTGAAACAAATCCCTATGTCATTCCCTTACATTCATCGGCTAGCAAGGTATCTGCTGGTGAAATTAAATATCAAAATAGTTCCGCTTACGTAAAAGCTGGTCCCGATAATCGTCGCGATGAAAGTGGAGCGATTATTGACAGAAAGGCTGTTAAAAGATTTTCAAGCTAATCCGATTTATATTTCTTATTAAATACTTAATAACAATTTTATAGGGCTGTTAAGTATTTAATATTAAAGGGTCTAAACCTGAACAACTGTAAGTTTTATAGATGGATTCGAAAATATATGACCCTTATTCACCTAAAAAAATAACCGATATTGTTGGTAATACTGAACTATGGCAAACTATAGCTTCTAAGATTGAGAACAAAAATTGCCCACATCTAATTATTTGCGGTCCTTCAGGAGTTGGCAAGTCCACTTTTGTACGTAATTGCCTTATAAACAATGGCTATACAACATTGGTTTATAACTGTATAGCCGATTCAGGGCTTCGTGATGTGCGTGATTCCATACGCTCTTTTGCTCGTGGTGGTATTGATAGTAATAAGAATCATCGTTGGATAGTTTTAGAACACGCTGATTCCTTAACTGCAGATACACAAGCCTTCTTGCGACGATTGTTAGAAACTGCTTCTGGCTCTACACGCTTTATTTTTGAGGTTCGTGAAAGCGGTGCTATTTCAGAGCCCATATTATCACGCTCTTGGTTGTGTAATGTTGATACTCCTTCTATTCCCGATATCAGATACGAAATTCTTCGTCGTACAAATCACGAATTAACATTTGACACGGCTGAACGAATAGCATACGAAGCCTGTGGAAATGTTCGTTTAGCTGTTCATCAGGCTTTGGCAATATGGAGAAATAATCTAGATGGTGAAAATATTGGAAATGGTATGAAAATAATTAATCAACAATGGGATATCAAACCGGATGATACTGATTCAGAAGCCTATTGTCGCTGGACTTGTGAAACAATACAAATGCTTAGAAAAAGTGGTACTGACCCACGTACATTCTTAAAACTTAAGATGGGAAATAATCCGCATTCTTTACGCGCCCTATCACAGTGGAATCGTCCCGGTGGAGCTAGCGGTCGTTCCTTGTGGCTATATGCAATGTGCGGATAAATCAAATAAGGATAAACACATCTAATACTAATATTATGGACGCCATATCAACATATTCAGAAGCTAGAAACGAATATCTCAAGCAACTTTCCACTTGGATTGTACCTTTTATGATTCAACACTATCGTAACCTATGGGCAGAGGCTAAAAAACTTGGCGGAGAACGCAGAGAAATGGTTGTGTTTCAGGAGAAATGTGCTGAGGTGCCAAAATGGAATCAAGATATTATTGATACAAACGTTAATAAGCTACTTGACAGTTGTAGATGTGACTATCTTGAGGAATTGATGGCAGCTGTTTTTATAGCTCATACAAAGGTGCTTATTTCAATTCGTGTATCAAGTAAACACAAGAAACTTCAAATCACCTTGCCTAAATTGGACCACTTTCTCCATCGTATCTTTTCAGAATGTGCACGTTCTTTTTGGAAATCTCCATTTTTGTTTCTTGACGACCAGAAGCCTATTGAAATGCAGAAGAATCTAATTCAAGCGGAAGCCTTATGCAGTGAATCTATTGCAATGGCCGTTAGAAGCTTATTACCCATTAAAAATATATTAAATGAATATCTTTCTGATGATGCTATGGGAGGAGAGGCAGTAATTGAAGATACAGAAGATAAACAGACCGGTGGTTCACCTGAAAAATCTAAAATAGAGCCTCAAACTCATACTAAATCAACAATTCTACCAGAATCTGTAGTTGAATCATCAAACGTAACAGAACCAGTAGTTGAATCATCAAACGTACCAGAATCTGTAGTTGAATCATCAAACGTACCAGAATCTGTAGTTGAATCATCAAACGTAACAGAACCGGTAGTTGAATCATCAAACGTACCAAAGCCAGTAGTTGAATCATCAAACGTACCAGAGCAAGTAGTTGAATCATCAAACGTACCAGAATCTGTAGTTGAATCTACTCTTGTTGAACCCGAAGAAATTGTTATCGATACAGAACCAAACCAGGTTCATTTTAGTGACTATGATAACGTATTTGATCAAAATAGTGAGCAAGTTGGAACTTTTACATATAATCCCAAAGACGATAACGATGACACGCCACAACTAAGAATTATTGATAATGTCGAAACTACTTTAGACGCAGATGATTTAGTTACAAATCTTGAATCCTCCGGCATAATGGAAGCGGATGAAATTCTTGAATGAATGAGGAAAAACTCAAATAATTAAAGCTAATTAATTATTAATACAGATGAACCAAGGATTAGTTATTTTATTTAGTGCGATATTGGTTGGTTTATTATCACTTGCTGTTCTTTGCGCTTATACCAATGTAAAAGCGTCTAAAATGCCTGAACAAAATGAGATGATTCAAATTTTTATATCAGGTGCCATTGTTGCGTCTTTCATTGCTTGGCTTGTAACAAGTGGCTTACTTCATGGAAATTCCTTATACAGCATGATTACTTCTGATGTATCTTCAGCTGTTAAATCTATTGATAGCACTTTAAAGGGAGGTGATGAAAGTGTTGTAAAAGCTGTCACGTTTGAAGATACTCCTGCTATTGAAAACTCATCGAATGTATCAAAAAAAATTTCATCGGCTGTAAATATTCCAGCCATTTCTGGAATGGTTGGTGGATTTTTTAAGTCAATGGGTCTTGATTCTAATGTGTTACAAGAGCTTAGTGTGGGTATTCCATCATTTTAAATATAGTATATGACATGCTTACTATAAACTTAAGTGAACTCTTTTATAAAGCGACCACTTAATTTCATAAATACCGTCAAATATTTAAGTATTTGATATGATTACTATCATACCTGACTTAGGATTTTAATTTAATAATAATTTTTTAGTTATAAAGTGTCTTCCATGTACCATCTTCCTCCTCCTTCTTCTTTAGTAGAAGAGCTATATGCTCTTTCTTAAGGATAAATGGTAACGTGAAATTTGGAATCGCAAATGGTACCTTCTTAGGGTCGTTGTAGAAACGAAGCAAATTCAACTTACTCATTACTGTATGAATACACCGCTTGAGTTCACGAACTCCCTTTTCATCACCTGTAAAGTCCTCAATCATATGCTGGATAATATCCTTACTTACAGATACCTTCTCAAAGAGTCCAATATCTTTCAGTGTCTGGTCGATTAGATACTGTTCAGCAATAACCTGCTTCTCCTTAAGATTAAACCCTGATACACGGATGTTATACATGCGGTCACGCAGGATAGGATTCACCCGCTCGTGGTTGTTATGACTAAAGATAAATAGACAACGACTCAAGTCAAGGTCAATTCCTGAATAGTACTTATCTTGAAACCGGTCATTCTGCGAACTATCCGTAATGTGAATGAGTAGATTCATAATCTCCTCTCCCTTTGGTGTCTCACTAATCTTGTCCAACTCATCAAAGTAAATGATTGGATTCATACACTTTGACTGCATCAAGATATCGGCAATGCGACCCCAAGTTGAGCCCTCATAGGTATAGGAATGACCATCAAGATATGACGCATCTGAGGCACCACCTAGTGATACAAAGTGAAAGGGACGCTCAAGAGCCTTTGCAACACCGTTCTTTACAAGTGTCGTCTTACCAACACCCATAGGACCGTGAATACTGAGAACATTGCCAATGCCCTTTGGATTTGCAATCCAGCTACTTACAAACTGAAGAATCTGAAGCTTGGCTTCATCGTGACCATAAATGGCATCATCCATATTCTGACGAACCTTAGACACAAAGTTACCACATGCCTCTGGTCCATCGTCTAGTTTTACAGGCAGGTCCTTATAGACGCCCAGTGGTAGATTTGAATACCCTTCAATCCAGTGAAATCCCTTATAGTACTCCGTACTGGAACTATCCATATTCATGAGTGCAGTGTACTTACCTAGTGCCAGCTTCTCTACTTGCTGTGGAACCTGCTTCTCAAGAATCTTAAACTTTAGAGGTACCTGCGTCTCATCCAAACTGAACTTGCGTTCCATCTTTTCGATAATAAGATTCTGCTTGTTGTCAGATAGACGCTTGAAATATGAGATATCATTATCAATATTATGGGCTTCACCTTCTGCCTCAGTCTCCCGCTGAACAAGCTTCACAAACTTCTTAACTATTGGAGGTTGCTCCTTCATCTTATGCTTCTTGGGCTGATTTGGGGCGGCGGCAGCACCGAATCCACTAATCATAAGACCAATTCGCTGTGCCTGGCTCCGCTTACCCTTATTGTTATCCTCTTCATCCTCTTCATCATCAGTCATATCATCACCTGCATCATCATCTTCTGATTCATCGGTGGTATCTTCCGAGCCTAGAGATTCTTCAGTCTCAGTTTCGTCATCACTTTCTGTATCAGACTTCTTTACGTTTGACTTCTTTCTGAGGCGCTTTAACGGCTTAGCACCATCCTTTTCGGAGTCACTGTCGTCCGCATTTACAATCGTATTCTTCTTGGTCTTGAGTGTTGCTTTCCTATCCGCTACTACAGATTCTTCGTCGCTACTTTCGTTAGCGTTTTTACGCTTCATCTCCTTGTTTGATACCTTTTTATCTCCGCGTTTTACCTCAATTTTTGTATTAGACTTCTTCTTATTTGATTCATCCTCGGAAAGCTTAGTATGACGCTTTATTCTACGCATAGCCTTAATAGCAGCCTTACGTTGCTGTGGTCTCTTCTTCTTTTCTACATTCTTTGGCTCTCTTGACGACTCACTAGTATAGTCTTCGTCAGAATCATAATCTTCCTCTTCATAATCATAATCTATTAGATTGCGAATATTACCCTTACTATCTACACTAGTACTATCGTCATCATCATCGAGATATTTCTTCGACTTATCAGTCTTTTTAACCATTCTTATTTGTATTTACATAAAAATCCTAGTTAACCATATATTCATTTTTATAACAATTTGATAAATAAAAATAAATAGTATGTTAGTTAGTTTGTTTATGGTAGGGCTTCTACAATATCCATAATCTTAAATCGCGATTTTACTGTGAATCCCATTGTATTTTCCTTGGATTTATTTAGTATCTTTTTAAGAGCATCAACCATATTATCAATGTATGGAGGATACGGCGCTGATTTAACAATATTAAGAGTAAGAATAATTTTATGAAGACTTGCAAGATACTCCTCTACCAATAAAGTATTTGAAACATCCTTTTCTAGCTTACTAAGTGATTCAAGAATCGCTTTGATAGTAATTTCGATAGCGTCATTTGGTAATAGATGCTTATTATAAATTTCTGCTAGAAAATGACTATATCCGTATCTGAACTTCTTACGTTGTTGCGCCTCCAAGAACTTTTTATAGTCTGCAGTATCCTGATCAGGAATATCGCGAGCTTCTTGAAAGATTGATATATAATTCGAATAGATTGAACTAATTTCAGTAACAAGATGAGGAAACTTATCGGTTAATTCTGAAAGAAGACGTGCATATAGCTCACAATAAATCTCTTCAGCACCAGCCTTTGCGAAAAGAAGGTCCATAAATTCTGAAATGAATTCAGTTTCACCACTATTCATAATCTGTTCAAGAAATGACTTCACGCTATCGTAATTGTTTCCACTGAACTTGTTTAGCTTAGAACGAATATGACCAATAATTCTGTCATCAACATTCTTATCTGATACTATCGAACTAACATATCTACCGCCTGATGGAAATGAAGGTGATAATGTTGTATCCGCTGGTGAATGAGAATTCGAATGTCTAAATCTACGATGGGGTGACTCTTCTTCACGTGGTGATTGTGGGTGCTGAAGGTCGGATGCAACACGACGAATTGTAAGTGGTCTATCCCAACTAGATGATGATTGCCTAAAACCGTTACCGACATTATTTGTGGGTCTTGAACTACGCCATCCAGATGATGATTGTGAATGATTGTTTGAATGTGGCGTGGACACTGTATTTGCAGTAGCCTTAAAATTATAGACGACCTTACCAATCTTTAAACTTTCAATACGACGTATAATTTCCTCGGGACAATGATTATCGATATTATCCCGGATTCGTAAAACCGCGGCCACTTGGGCTGGTAGCATGCGGTCTTGTTTATATTGACTTTTTTGACTACTCATTTTTACGCGCCGTTTTACCCTAGATTTTTCATGCGTAACTACTTCATTTTTTTGAGGATAGACCTCAATAAGGATAAATTAAGTATGGCAGGAATGATAGTAGGCCAATTTGTTCATTCCGACCTAGATTTGAGTGGAGCTGCCACCTTTTTAAATTTATACACAAAATCCGGAAATGCATATGCTATTCAACGATTTAAATCACCAATTGATACTCCAGAAAGATTAAAATCTATACAGAATCCTATAGTAAAAATAAGACAACAATTAAGAACTGATAAAAATTTAGAGAATGCATTAAATATACTTTTAAAAACAATATCAGAATGTGAATCAAGTGTTGACGAATTAATTAATTTTAAGAATATTGACCCGCGAATTCTTGAAATAACTGACCAGGTTTTTTGGAAGCCTGGTACAATGGGTTGCTTTTTAAATAAATATGGCCTTATTGTTGAACTAATATTATTTTGGAAAACTATTTTTATGCCTGGTTTTGCTTTATTGATGCCCTTTTTAATAGTTATTTTACCATTTATACTTCTGCGAACTATGTTTGGATTAGATATATCGGTTGTAAATTATGCACGTGTAATTCAACGCATAGCACTTCAAAATACTCCAATAGGAAATGGTCAAGCAGACACAACATTTACTAGATTGGCCAAATACGCATATATTTTAATGAGTGGAGGGGTCTTTATTAGTAATATTTGGAATCAAATACAATCAGCAATTCATTTACGAGCTGTAGCATCAGATATTCGTATTCATGGTCATAAAATTAACCAATATATTGAGTCATGCAAAAGTTTATCAGTTCTTCTTGGAGACGATGTCGGTAAAGCAAGTGCAGATTCTGTTGATATAACTGTTGATATGATTGATTTGGGTGTTTATGGCACAATGTATAATAATTCAAAGTCATTGGCGCGTCTTCGTGATTGGGTTGGTGAAATTGATTTAGAAATAGGTATAGCTAAACTCAAAGGTATCTGTTTTCCAAGGGCGATTGATAAAAAGGGCGAATTTATTTTAAATATTAAATCACTTTATCATCCTGGTGTTCCTTATGGAAAACGTATCATGAACGATGTTGCTTTTGGTCCTGAAACTAATCATATGCTTCTCACTGGACCCAATCGCGGTGGAAAGTCAACTCTGTGTAAATCTATTGGATTTGCTATAATGTGTGCACAGAGTTGGGGATTTGCATGGGCCAAATCAATGAGTTTTGTACCTGTATCACGTTTTGAAACTGCCTTGGCACCGGCAGACACTTTAGGGCGTCTAAGTCTTTTTGAAGCAGAAATTGAATTTGCAAAACATCTTCTTGCTATTTCTGAAAAGGCCAAAACACAGATGGAAGAGGCACCCTGTTTAATTATTATGGACGAAATTTTTCATTCTACAAATGCACATGATGGGGCTGAAGCTAGTTTGATATTTTTGAAGCAGTTATATGAAAAGGGTGGCAACTCTATTGGTTCTATTATCTCTACACATTATCGCGAATTACCTGATAAATTGAGTAGCAAGGTAAAGGCGTATTGTATGGAAGCTTATGATATGAAAGAAAAAGGACTAAAATATACTTACAGATGTATTCCCGGTATATCAACAATAAGTAGTGTCCGTGAAATTCTAAAAGAACGCGGTCTGCTTCCTATGGAAAACTCGGTTCAATCTACAATAAGTGATGCTCATCCCTGACACATTTTACATTGCTCTTTGTGTTACTATACTAATGTTGGGCGTTGTTTACTGGTTCTGGACACAGTTCCAGTATCTTCAGCGCAAGATTAATCTTCTTGATAATATTGTTTATGAAATGAAAACATTTATATCAAATCTTCCCGGTCCCGTAGCTCCAGCGAAATCTGGTATAATTGAGTCGCAAGTACAATCATATCCAAATAACGAAAATATTGAACAGAAACATGATAATGTACCAACAGTATATAATCCACCTCCCGAATCTGTAGCAGGTGATTTAGAAGCGGAACGTCTAGCTTCAGAAGTTGAATTTGAACCCATTTCAGGTGAAGATAATAGTGATACAAAACGTTTACCAGAGTCAGCTTACACAACACCACCCGAAGACCTTCCAGTTCAAAATTTTAATATAAACGAAACCGTCGTGGACGATTTACAACCCGGTGGTCTTGCAACAGGAGCAGATGACAAAAAGGTTAGTGTTTTTACAGATGCTTCTATTGAATCACCACTTTCATCCATGTCTATAAAGGATTTGCGTCGCATGGCTGAAGCTAACAACATTCCCGGCTCTGCAGAACTAAGAAAGCGTGATTTAATCAGACTTCTACGTGATAAAGTGGGACAAATTATTGGCCAAGAGAAAAATGAACCTGAGAAAATTCTCTCATTTGATGATATTGGCGCACCGAATTCTGAATAAATAATAAAAAATACAAATGGCAGAGATGTCGTCCTTATCATACGCACCCGCCGTTCCTTCAAACGGTAATTGCTACACAACAATTGATCCCAATAATGATAAATCTGCTAATAGAATGGAGGATGGGCGCTTATTTACTGACTATAGACCGCGTTGCCTACAGTACCCACTCAAAGTAACAGGTGTTTGGGGAGAACATGACGGTCGTCAGAAGATGGTACAATCGTCTGAATCACTAATTGATGAAGCGCGTACACTTCTTACTGAAAAAGTAGCACCTACCAAGAATTCTTGTGTTGATACAATGGTACCCGAATTATATAAACGTGTATGTACATGGAAGGGCTGTGAAACAATCCCCGGTCATTATGCCGGTATTGGAACAGGTCGCTTATACGTTCCTGAAGCAGCCGGTTCTGTTGATAATTCTGATGCCCTAGCTAAGGCTACCGTTCCAAATATGCCTGATACTTATTCCATGGAAGGTATGCGTGAAGCTAGCCAATGTGCAGCTGATGATAAGGAAAAATTCTGGAAATTTTTAGACCAACCCGAAGGCTTTTCCGCCAGGTCCACACCCTACAGTGGTCCCCGTGCCTAAATAATTAAATATTTTTCAAAAAAAATATCATATCTGTTATTTTTTTGAAAATACAATAACTCTTTATATATAGTGAGTAGAATGACAACCAGCCATTCATTTAAAGGCAATGGAATCGATATTTTGGTTATCCGAAATGACGCTGGTAATATAACGATACATGGGCATGTATCAGCCTTTATAGGTTTCCCACAGAAAATTCAATGGATTGCCCCCAAAGGCCCTCATCGCTGTATGAGCTTTTCTGGTTCAGGTCTCCCGTACCATAATGCCGACCAGGCTTTTGAAGGCACGGAAAACAAGGGTACTATAAATTCACCCGACGGTAAATTCTCACTTGAAATGGTCACACTTCCTAGTGCATATTATACAGGATTAGGTTCAGTTTATGTACCACCTGTTTTATTAATTGAATCTGTAAAAACTGGCCTATCACCGAATAACGAAGTAGAAAAATTTAGAACACATGTTTTCTTAAATAATGGAGTTCCAAACAGATGGGTTGCTGGCTCTCCTCCTGAATCTCGTGTACCTCCTGCAAAAGACGAAGTAGGGCGTGCTATGTTTTATACAGGTCGTGAAGAACTACCGTTTTTCCAAAATCAGGAAATGTTGTGCCGTGCTAAAGGCTATCCTTCAAAAGAAGCATCATATGCCCTATCAACTCATTTTCAAGTTAATCCTTGGGATAATATTCCGGCACCTGCATAAAGTCTTAATTATTAGAAATGGTTACAGTCAAATACTGAATTTAAGCACTCCAATCATAGAAGTACTTAAATTCGGTATTAGACTTTTTATTTTAAAAAATCAAAAATTATTCTTTTTGATTTTTTATCTTGTTTTAGACAGCCGACTTGTTAGGCTCATCCAGAACCATCTCAGAAACCTTAGCTACTGGTGCCTTCTTAATGCGCTTGGGCTTAATAGGCGCATCGGGCGTCATATCCTTCGTGGTACGAGGAGGCGAAGTTGCAATTACAGAAGTGATTGGCTCATTTACAAACTGTGTAACATTCTTTGCCATGGTGGCCTTACGCTTCTCAACCATTGCAACCTTCTGCTCATCCGTCATCTTTCCGCGAACCTTGCGCTCCTTCTTCAAAGTATCAGAATCGGTAACCTTTTCATCAGTATTCTTAACCTTTGACTCCTTTGGCTTATCGTCAGTAGCCTTCTTGGCAGCAATGGTTGCCTTACGCTTTGCAGCCATGATTGCCTTCTGCTCATCGGTAAGCTTGGTACGGGGCTTACGCTCCTTCTTCTGCTCATCAATAGGCTTCTCCTCACTCATCTTCGCGCGAGGCTTGCGGGCATTCACAAGGGGCGAAACGGTGCTAGACATTTTAAAAGCTTCTTTTGCTTTCAATGATTCTTAACAATAGATTTTAAGTATATTGTTTCTTCAATTTTTTGTAAATTTCTTATTTTTGAAACAGATTTTTGCGTTTATTTTATATTTCATTAAATATGTATTTTTAATAAAAATACATACTTTATATTGATACTTTGGTAAATAGACTCTTTACGCAAGTTTTGGGCCACCGGGGAAGCCAACTAAGTTAGCTCCCAAGCCAAAGCCAGCACCTTGGCGGGCGGTAAGGCCGACTGAGGGTGAAAGTAAGTCAAGGATGGCGAAAACAAGAGCGGCGACAACTGAGACTGAGACAATCTCCTCTAAAGTGGGGATACGGCGGGGGATGACAATCATCGCTACGGCTACGGCAAGGCCCTCTAGCAAATACTTAATAACGCGTGTAACTAGCTCGGTAACTGAAAGGTCCATTTGTTTCTATTTTAGACTCGGGAATTTTTTCTTATAAAAGGGATTTAAACTAAACTTTTTATGTCTAATTATAATGTCTGAAGAACGCGAAGAATATCTTGAAGCTGATAAGGAGATTCCAGGCCAGAAATTTGTTTGTCTTAGTTTTTTAAGTCCGGAGAATGTTTTAGCTAATAAGGATTTGTTCTTCTTTAACGCCTTCCTAAAAGATTACGAAATCCAATACAAGATTAAGGCTACCGAGGGCTTTCTTATGAACGAGGTAAAGCGTGTTACGGATGCTTTTTCTAAGGGTGAGGATTTGCTTGAAGAAATTGTATCAAAAATAAATGATAAGACTGTTACGTTGGAAGATATTAGTGGTGCTACAGACCTTTTTAAGAAAACACGTGCATCACTTGCCTTAGATGTTAATGACTCACTAGAGAAGTTTGTCAAGTCCAATATGAATGATATCAAGGATACATCTATCCAGGAAGATTATGAAACTTATCTATTTAAGAACCGCAAGAAGTTGGATGATGATTTCTTTGCTAAGAATAACTTTAGAACAACTGTACGCGGTCTTAAGATTCGTGGATGCTACGATACATTTGATGAAGCGTCACACCGTGCAAAGAGTCTTCAGAAGCTTGACCCGTCATTCAATGTCTTTGTAGGTCAGATGGGATTTTGGCTACCTTGGGACCCGGCTGCCTCAGATATTTCAAAGCAGGAGTATGCTGAGGACCAGCTAAATACACTCATGAAGTCTTACAGAGACAATGAATCAAAGAAGGATGAGTTCTTTGAGGCTCAGAAGCGTGAGCGTCTTCAGGGTTCTAAGGTTCGTGATACAAGCAATACAGTTATTGGTCCCACGAATACTGGTGATAATTCTGCTGTAAAGGGTATGTTTGACGATGGCGACCTTGCTATTGCCCGTAAGAAGGCTTCAGCTTCAGGTAACACGCTGGACTAACCATTTTATATAAGTATTAAAAATTGACATAATGGAATACTATTTACAGAACTTTATAAAAAAATGACCCTGATACAAATTGCAGAATGTTTCATTATAATTATAGTTATAATTATAACGAAACTTATTCACGACCTTAAATTTGATAAGCGTACCGGTACATATAAAAAGCGCCCACTAAAGGAACTTCTATTTCCTCCCATTCTTCCAGTTCATCTATCTCCACCACTTAGAAATAAGCCTACAAATTTATACTCTGTTCATTCCAAAAGTATGCCAATAATTTATGTATAAGCCCGGTAAGGCGGTATTTTGTTTTTGAAAAAGACTCTGTTTACATCAGGGGACCACAATGTGGGTATATATTATTATTCTATCAATTCTTTTAGCCTTAGGTATTACCCGTATTATTTCTAGTTTTGAAGCACAATCTGTTATGTCACAGTGGGCAAAGTATAGATGTATGCCTGAAATTATGTTTTGGGCGTCCATGTTTAAACCTGCTGATGATCCACGCTCAGAAATTCAATTTACAACAGATAATTTTAGTTTTTGTACTTCAGAAATTGCGAAAAGTGCTTTAGAAACTGCTATCAAACCACTTCTAGATGTTTTTGTTAAAATGATAGAGTCATCTATTGCATCCATTGGTTATGTAATGAATTTACGTTCATTGTCTTCTAATTTATTTCACGGATTAGAACGTATTTTTGATATCTTTGGTCGTCGCTTTAATATGACTATACACGAATTACACAAAACCTTTGTGAAACAAATGACTGCTATGCAAAAAGCCAACTCAATTGCGGTTTCTTCTTTATTTGCAGGACTTTCTCTAATAAAATCTATTATGAACGCATTTGAATTAATGATAACCGTTTCAATTGCTATTCTTGTTATCTTGGTTGTAATGGTTATATTTTTGTTCTTTTTATTAGCTCCTGTAATACCATTAATTTTAACAGCTATTACAGTTATTGGAACTACTGCATATGCTGGTAATGTAGGTGGAATGAGTGGTGCATTTTGTTTTGAGGGAGGTACAAGAGTCGCAATGTCTAATGGTTTAAATCAACGTATAGATTCTATCAAGTTAGATGATATACTTGCAGATGGTTCGAAAGTCATCTCAGTATTAAAATTTAAGACATATCCTAATACACTATTGTATAATATTGACGGTATTGTTGTATCAGGTTCACATATTATCTACCAGAATGGTGTGGCTATACTTGTAAAAGATGCTGAAGGTGCCAAAATATACAATGGTGAATTACCAGAAGTAATTTATTGCTTAAATACAAGTTCACACTATATTCCAATTGTTGGAAATAAACACACCTTGATTTTTGCTGATTGGGAAGAACTTGATAATGAATCTATGGATGACTGGAATAAATTTGTATATGAACGACTCAATTCTGGCAACAAACAAATCGTTCATGTTAAGAATGATGATATTTTAAATTCTGAAACGGGTATTTCACCGCATACTGAAATATGCGTTCTAATGTCAGACAGTACTATATCTGTAAAACGCTTTTCTGACTTAATCATTGGAGATAAAATTATGGATGTAGATGGATATACAACTGTAATTGGACTTGTTACAATTGCACAAGGTGAAACAAAAGTGTTTGGAAACTATGATGGTATTTTAATGAGTGGAGCTTGTTGGGTCTTGAATCAGACTGGTACGTGGAATCAGGCTATTCAAAGTGATTGCTGGATGTCAAAGTCCCCGGTTTGTAATATGATTTCTATATTTACAGAATCTGGTACTTTTAAAATTAATAATACCGTACTGCGCGACTATAGTGATATAGGACTAGAGAATATAGATAAAACTTATGATTTTACCCTGTCCAGATTAAATAGTGCGCTATAATATTTCTTACCAATCAAAAAATAGAAATAATAAATAGAATGGCTAACGCGTATAAATCATCTACTATCTTCTTAATCACATGCTTGGGTCTACTTTTTCTAGCGAATGCTCTTATGATTATGGGATTAACAAACTATGCGAATGACAAAGAGGGTTTTTTTAACTATGTCATGAATGGCGGATTAAAATTGGGTGAGAAATTTGAAAATTATAAACTTGGTGGTGCTGGTAATGGCTCCGCTTATCAACCTATTGGTGCCTATGATAATGTAGTTAAGGTTCCTGCTGGTGGAGTCAGTTCTTGGCGTGATACCCTTCCCAACGAGCCCTTAGCTGGTCCTGAATTTACAGGTCCCGGTCCCGACAATCTCTTCATGTTTAAGAATAACCAATGTAAGCCAGAATGCTGTGGTGCTTCTTATAGTTGTAGTGGTGGCTGTGTATGCTCTACACCTGCCCAACGCCAGATGGTAGCGTCACGTGGTGGAAACCGCACCTTACCTGAGGATGGTATTTAATGGATAAAACTCTAACGTCTCATACCATGTCAAATACTTAATATAATTATTTGACGGTACCTAAATCCAATCTTTGATAGATATTTAGTATGTCCTTAGATTTTTCAAGAATCTTTGTATTTGTTGTTGCAAGCTTTGAATATGATTGTTACTACCATTTTATTCAAATGCGTAAGGCATTATTTAAAAAGTACAACATACCTCATATGTTTCTTTTTGAACATAAACCACCTGATTATTACACTTGTGATAAAAATGATTATGTCTTAGATTTAGACCCTGATAAATTTGTAGTTGACCCTAATATTGAACTAATACCGCGATTTTATCCCTTAATGATTATTAAATTTTTAAAGGGCTTGCAAAAAATTAACACAGCTGACTACGACTATATTATAAGAATTAACCTTTCAACCTATATTAATTTTCCAAAATTACATACACTTATCTACACCTATCCACGCACAAGAATGATAGTAGGTTATATCTATCTCTTCCCATTACAAGATTGGGATGAATATAAAAATAAACCTCATAAATTTATTTCTGGAACCTGTATGATTTTTACACCTGATGTTGCTCAACATCTAAAATCATATCAACTCAATGATCCTATTTTGTATAAACATTTTGACGATACCGTTATCTCACATCTGTGTTTACCTGCCATAAGTTACTTATGGAAAATAGAATTACTTTTTGTACATAACAATAGATATATTTCCGATGAAGAATTACTAGAGTTTCCTATTATACGTATTAAGTATCCAGCGGACCAACGTGACTGTGAGCTTCAGCGGTGGAAGTATCTTATGAATCTTGTCGATAATATTGTTTATGAGAAAAATCCTATTTTACTTAATGAAGAATTAGGAGCTATGGGAGCAATGGAAGCAGTGAAGCAGTGAAGGCACTTAACGAATGACGACATAATATACATAATGTCTAAATTAATTCTTCATATTGACTTTCGTGAAAAAGAACTATATGAAAATTTAAAATTACGGGCTGATAATTTACCTTTTACGGTCACAACACAAAATTTGGAAGTTGGCGATATGATGATTAGTGTAGAAGGAGGCCAACCTCTTCTAGTCTTAGAAAGAAAGAGTTTGGCTGATTTGGCTTCGTCAAATCGTGATGGGCGCTATAGAGAACAAAGAGCACGCCTTCTATCTGTGAAAGGTCAAGGTGTTGCCATTGCTTATGTGATTGAAATTGGTAGTGGATGGACAAATGAATTAAATAGAGTATGGGGAATTGGGCGTGTACTAGAATCAACTCTTTACAGTCTAGTTTTACGCTTACAATTACGCTATGGAATTTCGGTATTGCAGACACGTGATACTGCAAATAGTGTAAGCTTGCTCATACAACTATGTAAGATGTTACAGGAAGATAATGAAGTCTTTTCTTCAGGTAGTGGTCTTGTTGTTGATGCAACTGTGGCAGCAGCCGTATATACTGAGGCACTTTCAGCTCAAAAATCGGCAAATCGTAATATGAAGCGACCAGCAGCCGGTATGTTATGTTCACTTGCAGGAATCGGTGCTAAAATGAGCGAATCCATACTGGATGCTTGTGATGGTACCTTAGAAGGTCTTATGAAGCTAAGTGAAACTGATTTGGCTAAGATAGATTTGGGTAAACGAACTGTTGGAAAAGTTTTAGCCAAAACTTTATGGACGGCGCTTCACTCTAAATAATACCGAAATCAGTCAATGGGGCAAAATATAAAGATAAATATATTATTTATTTTTAGATTTGGATGGTTTTTCCATTAGTTATACATACTTGTGATAGTTATGAAAAATGGTGGCCTTTATGGTTCTTTTTTTATAAAAAGTACGTATCCGGCTTTGAAAAGGTCTATTTTTTAACTGAAGAAAAAGAATTACCCTTTAAGTCAGACGAAATAATACTTATTAAAACTGGTAAGGCAGAATGGGGGCAACGATTAATTACAGCTTTAAATCAAATTGAGGAAAAATATATATATTATTCTCAGGAGGATTTCTGGGCTAAAAAGAATTTCAATCCTACTCAATATGAAGAGATTTTTTTTAAATATAAAATGAATGCATTTCGTATAACTGAGAAACTACACTGGTTTAACTTAGACCATGTAGAAGGAAATTTATTTAGATTTCAGCAGAATTCTTGTTATTTAATGAATCATATGTTTTCTTTGTGGGATAAGAATTTTTTCTTAAGATATGTGAATCCAAATGATAATCCTTGGGATAATGAAACAGAACAAACCAAAAATATTAGTCTAATTGACCATGCTATTTATTTAGAAAACAACCATTGGTTTGAATCTAGTGTTGGAAGAGGAGAGATACGTAATTGCGCATTACGACTTATAAATATACACGACAATGAAATCTGTATTTTTTTTAATGAATTGGGAATAGATTGGTTTACTTATAGAAAGACAATAACTACCAGTGAACTTATCAAAAAGCGAAAAGTTGCTATTTGTATGCGGGGTGCTGTTAGTAATCACCGCTCTAGACTTATTACAAAAAATGATATGTATACCAATACCGATTATATTAACTATAAGCTTTGTTATAATTCTATTTTAAAACATATTATAGAACCTAATTTAGAATTTTATGATATAGATATTTTTCAACACTGCTGGAATACAGATTTACAAAATGAATTAGTTAAGTTGTATAAACCTAAAGCATATATATTTGAAAATAATTTGATTTATGCAGATGAAATAACAAAATTATGTAAAGAAGACAATGATTTTGGTGGAATCAGTCACGCACTTAGTATAAAAAAATCAATCGAAATAAAAGAAGATTATGAACTAAAAAATAATTTATCTTACGATATTGTCATATCTTATAGATATGATGTTTTCTTGTGGAAAGATATAAACTTACAAGAATATAATATGGATAAAATTTATATACATCGTATTATTTGTCCCTGGGCTCCATTTATGGAGGGAAACGGAGATTTATATTTTATAATGAATAATATCAATTCGTGCGAATTTAAATATTTATATGATTCAGTCAAAATTAATAACCCACACAAAGGACATTTTTGGATTAGGAATTATGTTATTAATTATATGAAAAAAACTATGGAAGAGGATAATATACTATCAGATTATAACATAGCAGTAGTGAGAGATATTGTAGAAAAATCTATACATCCAGGATATTTAAGTATAGGAGACTATTGTACTTATTATTAGGGTCTAATCCTCCTTTCGCTGGGGTGCGTCCATACTAATTGCACCTAGCTTGATAAGTGCCTTACGTGATGCCTCTTGCTCAGCAACCTTCTTATTTCGTGCAACTGCTACTGCTACCACTGAACCGTCTGGATGAAGAACACCCATTGTAAAGGTGCGATTGTGAAGTGGTCCCTCTACAGCAACCTCCTTATACTTTGGAGGACAATGATGAAGATTCTGGTAGAACTTTAGTAGCTGGTCCTTATAGTTGGTATTTGTAGAAATAAGTGATGCAAAATCAACATGTGACTCAAATAGACAAACAATCCAATCAAAGGCACGGGCAAATGCCCTACCCCTATCAATAGTAACAAGGTCTCTGTACAAGGCCCCAATCCAGGCCTCTAGCATAGAGCCTAGAATACGTAGATTATGACGACCATTACAAAGGTCTTCTACGTGACGGCTTACAATCAGCCACTTGCCCATACCAATCTTTTCGGCCAGATGACCTAGCATCTTATTGTTCACAAGATTCGAACGAAGAGAAGTCCAAAATCCCTCTCCCTCTCCAGGATAACGCATACACAGATACTCCGCAGTAATTGCCTGGAGAATACCATCACCGTGATGCTCTAGTTCTTCATTATCGGCCAACTTCAGTGGCATACAGCCTTCAGGACGCGGTGCAATGATGACCTTTTCACCCGTGTTCTGAACTGCGGGTCCCTCAGGTCGGTCAACGTAGGAGCGATGGACAAAAGCCTGTCTGAAAAGGTCCCAATTAAGTGGTACATCCTTTACACCATAGGTTGAAAGGATGCGCATAATTTCAGAATCAGGTACATCCTTATTATGGACATTCCAAGGCATGTAAATTTTTGACTCACCATGAAGCTCATTGGTAATTGTGTCCATATTTTTCTTAACAAACTTATTGATTACGTATTGATTTCATTTTTTTGTTTTATTCCTTACTTTACGTGTCTGTTTTCTAAAACCACCTAGACCGTTTTTTATGTGAGAAAAAACCTTTTTATCTAATGATTCTGGCTTCTGCTTCTTTGCAAGTGGTGTAGCGCGGTCATTTTTAATTTCTATTGGGTCATTATTTTTATTTAATTCCTTCAATAAATTATAGCAAAAATCTTTTAAAATTGGGTCACTTACTGAACGCATGACCTTTTTTGTCAAAATAATAGATTTATCATCTGTTAAAAAGACTCTTAGTTTATCCTTATTTAAAAAATCTATTTCTTCATCATTTAAATTTTCTATGACACCTTTGTTAACCATTTCTATATTTTTAGTCCACTCTGGTTTAAAATCTGAACATGTACGCTTCATGTTATGGAATTCAAGTCCATCAAAAACCTTCAAGACATTTTCAGGATATAGATTCACTAATTCAGAGCGTAAATTATATTTTACATAAGAAGCGGTCCAATTTACAGGGTCGCTTTTATTGTCGTACATAAGCGCCTTCATAATACGCTTAAATGGACAAACAATATTTGAGTACATTGAATAATTGAGAATATAGAAAAATAAGGCATTCAAATCACGTGAACGTTTATCACAATACTTTAGTGACACCTTTGGATATTCATATCCTGAACTTATTGACATTTGACCATATTTTAAGCAACAGAATCCATAATCAATGAGTCTTACATTACCTGCGTACGAAAACATAATATTATCTGGCTTAAAATCGCGATGGTTAAACTGTAATCTATCATATAGAACCTTTAGCGCTATACATATTTGTGATATGCCATTTTTTAAATTTAAGGAGGAGTCGATTTTGAGAATATTTTTAAAATCTACTGCCATTTTCTCATTTACAATATAGTAATAGTACTCATCTTTGGCAAACTTAAAAACTCTTGGAGCAAAAGGACCTTTCAAGGCATGTTTAGCATCTACAAAATCTGCGGTCGCATTAACTACTAAAATCTGTGAAATTACCTCTGTGGCTACATCTTCAGTAGTATAACTGGCATCATGTTGAATTACTTTTACAACAACTTCTACGCCGTCAATTTCTGTATCAGTGGAATATGTAGTACCATACGTTCCGGTGCCTAAGACATCTTTTAGTACAATACGCATATTCATTTCATCTGTTTCGTCATAAATGTAAAGACTACGTTCATTTCTGATTAAGGCTCGTGCTACTTTAAAGGCTTCGGGAACAGGATGTTTCATGGTATTTGGGTCTAAATCCCAAAAAAGACCGTAGGGGCGTAAATCTAATTTCGCCATTACCTACTTTCGCAACTTATAAATATTGGCACAGGTCTGTGAACATAAAGGCTTCATCTTATTACCGCCTGCCTGCTTTACACACGAATAACAACTCTTCTTATCACAGACAGTACAATCCCAATGATAACAATTTGTTAGGTCGTCATTAAAATGTGTCATGCGCTTACAACTACAACATGCACGTAAATCAGTATTAAACTGTGCAGTTGTACCACAGGCTTCACATGTTGTGCACCACATTCCCTTCTCAATTTCCTTCTTTGAAGCCTGAATTTTTGGCTTGGTCGCTTTCCTAGGTGGTACAATAATATTTGGTCCTGACTCTGATGCCTTTGGCTCTGATACCTTTGGCTCTGATACCTTCGGCTCTAATGCCTTTAGCTCTGATACCTTCGGCTCTAATGCCTTCGGTACAGAAGATAGAATCAGTTCCTTCCATGTATTAAATCGTTCTAGCTCAATCTTTAGTCGCGCAATCTCAATATGACAATTACATTTTATATGGTTTTCAGAGTGTTTTTCATCCTCTGGTAAAATCATATTAATTTGATTTACTATAGGCTCCTCTTTTGGCTCTACTATTGTATTCTTTTTTTTTGGTACTGATACAGCAACAGGTTCTGTTGATTTGTCATTTAACCAATCGGCGTATGTATAATTGCATGTATGTTCTCTGTGAAGTTTTGTACCTAATTCAAACCCTTCAGATTTCATAAAAGGACAAATAATATACGTGTGACCAGAACAATTAAAATGTGGATGAGCTGATTTTGTCATTATATCATCCCTATTTATTACCTCTTTTTTAAGGTCTGATTGAGAATGTGTATGAATATGTTTTGCTAAATATCCACGCTGGAATCCCTTCTTACAAACGGGACAATCATAGTTAGGCGGTGGTGGCATTTCGCTCTTTAAGAATTAAAAGAAATATAAAGTCAATTTTATAAACCTTGTACGCAAATATTGACAATAGTAAAATCGTTGTTTGAATTTAGAGAGATGTCTGATGCCCCTGTGGTAAAAGGACCACCCAAATTTTCAGCCTTAAAAAGAACTAAGGTACAATTTGACCCAAAGATTGTACCTTCTGATGCTGCTATTGCAGAAGATTTTTCTAAGGTTGTACCATTAGCATTTATAGGTAAAGCCCCGGAACCCTTAGTACCACTTGCCCCTTTAGAATTACAAAAGGCACGCCTAAGTGAAATAACTGACGTGAACAAAAAGGTAGAAGAACAATTACCCGTGGCTCCTAAAAAAGTTAAAAAAGAATTATCTGATGCTCCTGTTCTTGCTGAAGTTATTGACCTTGAAGCTCTGAACCTTGATAAGGCAACAACTGTAAAGGTAAATGAAAAAACGGAACAGGAAACCTTGCAAATTGACCCTTCTGTTGACCCAACTTTACGTGAGCTTATGTCGCATGTAAAGGAGAAAATAGATGTAGGTTCTGATATGGTAACACCTCCGTTTTTTGTACCTGAAAACAGACGAATGTTTAAGAACTTTTTAGTTCATACCTTTAAAAATTACATACTTCCAAAACCATCTGAAGACCCTGACCCTGATTCTTGTCTAAAGGCTGCAAAGGCATCTAGTAAAGAAATAAAGACATTTCAATATCAAGCCTTTGTACGTGACTATTTACAAAGAGCAAGTCCTTATCGTGGTTTATTAGTGTATCACGGCTTAGGTTCAGGTAAGACTTGTACGTCTATTGCCACTGCAGAGGCGCTTTATCGTGCCGGTAATCGTAAGATTATAGTTATGACACCTGCTTCATTAAGTGGTAATTTCCGTGGTGAAATGATGAAATGTGGTTATTTTGCATTTCAGCAAGAAAATCACTGGACTTTTATACCTGCCTTGCTTAAGGTTCCTAGTGCAGAACTGACCTTCCTTATGGATACACTAGGATTACCGGCTGGCTGGATAAATAAAATAAAGGGTGGATGGGTACCGGATCCTAAGTTACCTTCTAACTGGAGTACCTTGGAACCTATTGTTCAAGCTCAAATTAATGAACAGATTCAACAACACATTGCTAGTCGCTTTCAGTTTATTAATTATAATGGTCTGACTGAAGAACGTGTCCGTGAATGGGCCTGTAAGAGTCCGCGTATGTTTGACGGTGCAGTTATTATTATTGATGAAATACACAATCTGATTCGTAACATGAATGGTAGTAATTTGGAGGTTTTTTACAAAAATGAACCCTTAGTCCCCGAATATATGGCTACATTCTGTCAGACTGGTAAAAAATATCGCATTGCTTACTTAGTCTACCGTCTTTTATGTAATGCTGTTGGTGCTAAAATTATAGGTCTTTCAGGCACACCTATTATTAACTATCCTCAGGAATTGGGTATTTTAGCAAATGTTCTTAGCGGGGATATGAGATATAGCACCTTTACCTTAACATCAGGTATAGATATTAGTATAGTCAAAGCCTTTTTAAATAAACATCCAGAGGTTGACCTTTTTGAAGTCCTACCTGGTGATGGACTTATTTCTGTAAGATTAACTCCTGTACCATCCGGATATCGTAAGGTGATTAACCCTGCAACTGGTGAATTACGTGGATTTGTTCGCGATGAAGAATTGGCAACTGAAGGGGCAGAAATTCGTCGTGAGCGGGACCTACCTGGTTGGATTAGTCGTATTGAAGGCGAGCTCAAAAAACTAATGAAAGGAGTCGGTGAGCTTTTTACTAATATCAAATATGGCGTTTTTCAACGATTGCCCGACATTGAGGAAGATTTTGTGAAGACTTTTATCAATAAAGACACACTTACATTAAAAGAACCCAATAATATGGTCTTAACAGCACGTTTATCAGGCCTAATTTCATATTATAAGGCTGGAAAAGCGGAACTTGTAGCGCGTGTTACAAAAGACGAGCTAGTTCGTGTTGAAATGAGTGATAGACAATTACAACAATATACAATCGTTAGAAATGCTGAAATTAAACAGGAGGAGAAAGATTCTAAACAGAAACGAAAGGCGCCTGCAAAAAAGGTTATCGGATATGAGGAAGTTATGAAAAGCCAAAAAAGCACCTTCAAAATTTTTAGTCGTGCTGCCTGCAATTATGTTTTTCCTGAAGAAATTCCTAGACCACGACCTGGAGATGAATCCTACGCAGCAGCTGATTTGGGTCAGGCTAAGGGAGATAATAACAAAAAAACTACTGATGAGGAAGAAAGTGACGATGTTGTATCAGAAGAAATACAGGAAGAGACACCCGAAGAAAAGGTCATGCCTGCAACGGTTGTCAATCCCTATTTAGAGGCTATTCAAACTGCACTTATATCATTACGACGCAGAGGGCCTGATTATTTTAATAAGGATACCTTGAAAATTTATAGTCCCAAATTTCAATCTGTGATTGATAACATGGAAACGGCTAAGGGCCCCGTTTTAGTCTATAGTAATTTTAAGACCTTGGAGGGTTTAGGAATTTTTGGTATTGCCTTAGAATTTCAGAAGAATTATATTAAGCTTGATGTTCAGATGGTCAATGATAAATGGAGTTTGGTACCAGAATTATTACTTGATGAAAATAAGGATAAAAAACGTTACATTGCTTATACTGGTGATGATAAAGCTGAAAAGCGTGATATTTTGAAACATATTTTCAACGCAAATTGGGCTAAATTAACACCTGAATTAACTGAACAAATTAAGAAAATCAACGGTGGTGCAAATGATAACATTCAAGGTAAGATTGCACAAGCATTTATGATTACACAATCTGGTGCCGAAGGTATTTCATTAGAAAATGTTCGCCAAGTTCATCTAATGGAACCATATTGGAACTATGTGCGTTTAGAACAGGTCAAAGGACGGGCTATTCGTATTTGTTCTCACAAATCATTACCCTTTGATGAGCGGACTGTGGAGGTTTATACCTACATTTCGGCATTTTCTGAGGCGCAGAAGACAGAAAGGCGTGTTGACCAGACACTTCTTATCAAGGATGGTGGTTTAAGTACGGATGAACAGATTTTAGCTATATCAAACGGTAAAAGAACCTTAGCAGAATCACTTTTCAATGCTATGAAACATGGTGCGGTCGACTGTGAATTAAATGCCAATGAAAATGAAATTACTCAATGCTATCGTTTTGAGCCACCCAGTATGGTCCCCTTATTTAATCCAAAGTTGGACGATAATATACGTGATTCAGCGGCTGCCACGCGCCAGACGAAAAAAAAATGATTGTACAATTTTCTAACGTCTCATACCATGTCAAATACTTAAGTTAAGTACCCCTTTTATGGGGTACTTAACTTAAGTATTTGACGGTAAATTATTTCATAAATTAATTAATATAATTAATTAATTTATCGTAAAAATATAAAGTCTCATAACGCTCATACCGAAATTAATTACTTCCCTTATTAGAAGTACTTAAATTCGGTATGAGAGTATTTGTCGGTACAGATGGTGTTTGAAACAATTATTCTAATTTTATTCCATAATTATCTAAAAATGCCTGTTTTTTTACTTTTACATCCGTTGAATAGATGAGATTACCCCTTCTTTTATAGTAATCTTGTACATAAGCCCAGTGGTTATCTTCGAATTTATCTAAGTCGTCTTCGGTTTTAGGAAATTTAAGACCCGTTTGAGTGAAATTATTCATCAAGGCAAGACGTTGAATACAGATTAGGTCAAAGGGACCACTTTCATCTGGTCGTTTATAGCAGGGGTCAAAGGGTTCATTACGAATTATAAATCCGGCAGCTTTTTGAGCCTTTTCAGATTTCTTTTGATATAGAGCATTCTTAAGTGAATTATAGTAGTTCACTAAGTCGGTTCTTAAACATACACCCTTGCCGAAATAGGCGTCATTGGGCTTCATACGAAGGTCTTCCATGAGTATATCTTTCGCCTTATTCAATTTAAAGTTAGCGTCAGTACCACTTTTCATATAACCATCTAAATCACCTTGAAGGATTCTTATAAGGGGTCCTGACTCAGGAAACCCGAAGGCTTTGGCAATTCTAAGCAAGCACTCATTGCTAAGTTTTCCCGTTAAAGGGTCAGGGTCGCAAGGAAGACGTTCATAAATTTCATCCGCATAGGACTTTGGAAAAGGACGTGGACACTTATTAGAATTGGTAATTGGATTTTCAGGACAGGTCAAGCCAAGGGTATTTGTGTAAAGATTTTGACCCTTAGAATTGATAGGAATACCATAACCTAGGGATGGACAGAAGCCACATGTTTGGGGTTTCAGGTCTACCAGCTCACAGATACTGATGCGCTTACATATTTTTGCGTCTTCCATTTTTTGTGCTTCTTTAAGGTTCCAAATGTACTGTCCACTATTTGTCTTAAGCTGGTCAACGGGTCCGCTTTCAGTACCCAAATGACCATATGATTCTTTATAATCTGTTTCATCGTCATCATTGAACAACCAACCACAATTATATTCGGAATTTGGATTACGTGATGGAATATATTTGGGTTCTGTGGCTAATTTGCAAATGTCATCTTGTTTTTTTAAACCGGGAATAGGACTGGTTTCTATCTTATGGCTGTTTGTTCCTAATAAATTAGTTAATCGTTGTGTTAAGTCTGCATCGCTGGTGTAAAAAGTATTTGTATCTGCAAAACCTTCCACTGGGCTTTTATTGACTATGTATAATATGAATGTTAGTAATAATATTATGGTTAATAATATTATTAGTACTATGCGTTGGCGCATCCCTAATATGTAAGGATATTTTGATTGTCTTATCTACTATAACTAAGATAACGTCTCATACCATGTCAAATACTTAAGTTAAGTACCCCTTTTATGGGGTAGTTAACTTAAGTATTTGACGGTAAGTGCCACCATTAAGGGTGAACTTAATTCTTTTAAGAGACCTTATTTTACTACGCCAAAAGGTACCCTAGGGTACTGCTGCTGCTGCTGCTGCTGCCACTGCAACATTCCAATCTCTAGATGGACAATTTCCATAGCCAGTTCCGAATGGTGAAATACCACAATGAGTACCTGCATCTACATCGGTAGATGCAATACCATTCTTAAATACTTGTACAAAAATACTTGTAGATGATAATGTATTCTGCGCCCTAGTATATTCTACCCAGTACATAACGTTTCCTTTGTTTATTGTATCAGATATAACTTGTGATCTTGTAGGAGATGATTGCCCAAGTATTGTATTGCCATTTTTAAGAGTAATTTTATAGGAATCTGCATTATTTTGACTTGACCAGCTAACAATAAAGAACTTCTTAGATGTATCACCACTAGGGCTTTTGTTATAAAGATTTATTAATCCATCATAAACCTGTATATTTTGAGGGTTTGCAACTGGCGCTTGTGTTGGTGCTGGGGTTGGTGCTGGGGTTGGTGCTGGAGTTGGTGCTGGGGTTGGTGCTGGGGTTGGTGCTGGTGTTGGTGCTGGGGTTGGCGCTGGTGTTGGCGCTGGTGTTGGGGCTGGTGTTGGTGCTGGTGTAGGTGCAGGCGTTGGGGCTGGAGTTGGGCACACTTGAATTACTTTTAAAGCGTCACCTGTTGGACATGGTTGGCCGCCGTTTCTTGGTGATGTTGTTATACTTTTAATTTTTGTTTTAACTCCTCCTATACATGGGGTCGTTGACCAGTCATTATTGAGTAATTCTACTACACAATCTACTGCATTAGGTATGATTACTGGAGGTTGATAGCAAATTTTCTGACCGTAATCTACTTTTAAAAGTGAATTATTTAATTCTATTCTCCATATAGAGTACCTACCAAATAGGGCTGTACTCTGAGTCAAACTTACTATTTTGGTTCCAGGAGGAATATTATTTCCAGTAATATCATAGCCTATAGCATCAATCGGTAAATTTTCATTATATACAGCTATTATAGTTTTATTACTATTCTGTAAAACAGATGTTTTATAGGATTTAGGTATTACGATTAAGTTACCTGTTCCTGAGCATCCTATACCTGAATCCGATGATGATAATGTTTCTTGCCACGAATTATCTATGGGTGCTGGACATGTAGATAATGATTCTGTACTCGGATTTGTTGCATAGTAACCTTCACCTGAGTCAGAATTTATCTTCAAATTATCTAGACTAAGACTATTTCGAGCGCTAGCTAACAATCCGCTAAGTTCTTGAGTAGCACCTGTAACTATGATTGGCTCATGGACACTGTTTAAAGGACCGTAATCGACACTATTATTTACAGCACTATCTGACATTTGTGAAACAAGAACATCTGAAATATAGGAAACATCGGGTGATAATATATCAAAGGACTCCTTTTTATGCGTAAAATATCGGTAAAGCGTGAAAAATAAGATACTAGTGAGAATTAAAACTAGAAGTATTTGCAAACTCCTATTTTCAATAGTGTCTTTATTTTGCTGTACATACAGCCCCCTATTTAATGGATTTATTAAATCTATTAAATTATGACTGAGTATGATGAAATATTTTATATATTTAGTTAACTTCGGTATTTGACGGTAGTGATATTGTCCTTATAATGTATCTAATATTCTTGCAATATTTGCATGATAATTCTCTGTTATTGTTCCAGCACCAAGTTCGGTTAAAATATTATAATTACCGTAAAATACTTTATGTGTTATGTGAAAACCTCAATTCTATCCATTGGTGGTCTAAAATGTCGGTCATCATTATTACAACATGGAAGACCCGTCCTTTTATCTACTGCTCTTAAAGATAGATTTGGAGGAAAGCTATTGCCACTTATCCAAGTACCGTTCTGCGCGTTATAAATTTTAGCATTTGGATCGCTAGCCATGTTAAATACAGATATAGCCGTGTCAACTTGACTTGAAGTTAATGTATCACTCAACCTAAAAGTGTAAGACAAAAATGGTCCCTCTGGTGGGCGGGGAGGGGGGTTACTGTTAAATCCAGAGTCATAAATTAGAGCAATTAAAGCTGTATAATATCCATTTAAATCATTTGCCTTTATACGATTAATTACTGCATTCCAATATTCTTGATAATATGCATCTGTCGGATATCCATTCTCGAAGAAACTTAGTGGCCAAATGGAAAGAAAATCTGCTCTTGCTTCAGCAATCGTTTTCGCAAATTGATACCATATTATTTTCTTTTCTAACTCGCCGGTTATATATTCAATTGTTTCAGTCCCAGGAAGACCCCATTTAGTAAATGGAGTGTGCGTCCAAGATAATGGTAAAGTATTATAATTCATTGTCTGTTCAAACATTTTATAATTAATATTTGTATCTGTATTTACGTTATAAAAATATATTTTAAAACCTAGTTTAAAATTATACTTTTTACCATTACTTGCAGTATAAGGACCCTGTTCAATCTTATCCATATAATTATTGTTATCAAATTTAATAACAAATTGTGGTGGAGCATCATAACAAGGACCACATGTAGGCATCGGTGTTGGCGCTGGAGTTGGCGCTGGAGTGGGTGCTGGTGTTGGAGCAGGTGTTGGGGCTGGCGTTGGCGCCGGTGTTGCTGTCGGCGTAGGAGCACATGTAGGTAAATCACAACTATTTTGCTCTATTTGCTCGCCGTTGGGGCATGTTCCTGTACCTGATGCTTGCGATGTAACTTCATATATATATTTTCTACTTCCTAACTTATTACCTGGATTACCGCAAGTAACACCAGATGGCGGAAGCATACAGTCCCCTTGATATATTTTCGTTGTACCCAAGGTACAATTTGTATTTGGTATACACTGTGAAGCAGTACAGGGTACCGTTCTAGTTCCTCTGTTTGAACAATTGCCATTTGAATCCAACTGTATGATATCTTGTACTTGTGTTTGGGAACCGTTATTATTACCACACGGTCCTGTACAAGAACCTGAATTTGTATAAGTATTTGCTAATTGACATCCTTTGTAACAAGATTGCGTATTACAGGGCTCGTATTTTGTTGTTCCATTATTACTTGTCCCTGATTCACTTAATGCTGAGCAAGTACCACCATATTGAGCTGCTGTAATTACACGGTCGTATCTTTGTTGACCACCATCACAAGGTTTACTACATCCACCTACTAATTGCCAACTACCTACTGTACAATTTATAGGACAGCGTACAGTTTCACAAGTTTGGCTTTTTGATAGATTTGTTGGACAAGATGCACCATCCCATTGTGGATTCGTGGTAATTGTACCCATCACAGTTTGAGTTCCATTAGTATTTCCTGCAGGACCACAGGTACCAACACATGGTACTGTATTGAAAGCTGGATAGGTAACATTACAGTCGATTGGTGGTGGTTGCCAACAAAATAGCTGATTTGATTGGTATTTTTTTATGGGTTGATTTAAATCAATCTGAATTGCTAAATTACCTCCACTTGATATTGTACTGTAAAAATTAACTATGCGTGTACCGGGATTCACATTAGTTCCCTTAATTACATATCCTACACTTGCAGTATTTGCGAAATTTGAATCATAAGCAACTATAATTGTACGCAAGTTATTTAGAGTATGTACTTCACCATTGCCTTTAATATAAGACAAAGTGCCCATGGCAGTTGAACACGTATCAACAGGTGGTGCTGGTGCAGAAGCAATTGGATTAAATATACTTGCTTGCATAGGAGGAGGACAGGCTGGAGAACTTAAGTTTGAAGGGTTTTTTTGCCAATATCTTTCTGAGCTATCAATATCACTAAATATGTTATCTAGTTGTAAGGTAGTTCGTACTTTTTTGAATAAGTCATTCATGGATTTATCAGCTGAAAAATTTATCGGGGAGGTTCCTAATTTGTTTATTTGATTATCGAAATCAGTCGGATTATACACAGCCGGAAGTGTAGATTTGTCTAATACAGATTCAATTATTGTGGGCATTGCAAAATTCTCTTTTGAACTTGTAAAATATCCGTGTAACCTGAAGACTATGAATAAAATAACTATTATGAATACCAATATTAGGATATTCTTATTATTTATGATTTTTTCAAACATCCTTGGATATTTCCTATGTATGATTTTTTCAAACATCCTTGGATATTTCCTATGTATGATTTTGATTTTAAAATATTCCTTTAATAATGTTTTAAAATCAATATGTCTTCTTGTTATAAAGTTGCTTTACTGTGTTATGTCATATAAGGGTTGTGGTGATGCTGGATGACATAATGAGATTGATTTTACCATGCCACCCATTTTAGTAAAATATAATCTGTTATCATAATTTGATATTGCTAAACCTATCGCAGCTTGACCTTTATATAGTGTTGTTACAATACCTTTCGGCGTTATCATACGTATTGATAAGTTTCCAGCAACATCTCCAACATACATATTTCCATTACTATCCATAGCCATTCCTACAGGATAAAAGAAGCGCGCTGCTGTTCCAACACCATCATTTTCACCAGATTCACCGTTTGGACTACCTGCTAATACAGAGGTATTGCTTCCATCTGTATTACATTTTACTATCTTATGACCATTACAATCTAATATATACAGGTTACCATCTGGCCCCATTCTCACCGAATTATATTGCCAGATTTTTATACCATTAGGAATAATTTGAGTTGATATTCCATTTTTATTAATAGCAAATAAAGCGCCGTTTGTTACAGCATACATTAGACCGTTACTTCCAATAGTCAATTCACTTGCTCCACCACCCTCACAAAATAAGGTTACTTTGCTCTTTTTTCCAATCTTATAGATATTGTTTGTGTAGTTTGAAGTCACATATATTGTATAATCTTTAGATATACATACTCCCCAAAAATGTAAAGATGGACCTAACGAATTAATTATTGCCGCACTATACAATCTGTTTTTATTTGGGTCTCCCACACCATTCACCTGATAAACCAAAGAGTTACGATAATCAGTTACAATAATATCTGAGGGATTATTAGTTGGTAAGAAAGCTATACCTTGTACAACTGTAGATCCGCCAAAGTGTGAACTATTTAATTCATCACGTATATCGATATTACAATTATCTGTTTTTGAAACAATAATTGTTCTGACCAAATCATTAAATCCACCTTTAGAACAAAAATTAAATTCACTTGGACCTACTACTGATTGTGTTTGGCCTGTTTTGCTATTTAAGACTGCAGTGAGTCCAGAAGGAACTGTGATATAACTGGCATCTGATGGAAATCCATAATTGTTATCTCTTACATTTGAACTCCATGTTCCAAGACCTAAATTGAGTTGCCAACCAGTAAAATTATCACAATTTTGACCAAGGCGAACAGTTAGTCCAGTAGGTGGACATGCCGGCATTTGACATTGTTGTGTGTTAGTTAATACTGGGCATGCCTTACCACCATAAGCGTCCTTAGTAATTATGGTAGCTTTTTGCGTCTGTGTTCCAGTTGTTCCACATGCGCCACTGCATGAATCGAAACCTCCCCAGTTCACAACACAGTCAACAGGAGGTGGATTGAAACAGAAGAATTGATTTTTATCTACACGTGAAACTGGTTTACTCAAATCGATATAAAGAGCTATATGTTTACCTGATATGGATAAACCAATTGTATAGTTTACAATTGTTGTACCTACCTCAACATTACTTCCACTTAATACATATCCAATCGCTTCAGGGTGCTGTGGAAATTTGTCATTGTTCATTACTATAATTGTCTTATTCGCGTTTTGGGTTCGTATCTCTCCATTACCACTTACATATATTAATTTACCTATTCCTGTACATTCAACTGATGGAGGTGGTGCGACAGAAGATACAACAGGGTTCACTATGATAGAAGGGGGTTTAGGACATGTAGTTTCATTTTTATCTATTGGATTTTTAATCCAATATCTTTCAGAACTATCTATATCGGTATTTAGATAATCTAAATCCAACGTATTTTTAGCTCTTTTAAATAAATCGTCGAGTCCCTTGTCAGCAGCAAATGAGACTTCGGGGTCATCTAGTTTATTCAAGTATGTGTCATCATTTGTATTATTTACCAAAGATGATTTTAATCCTGGTATTTCAACATCAAAATACTCCTTCTTAAATGAAAAGTATCTGTATATACTAAAAACTACGATACATAAAATAATAAGCCCTGATAATATTTTTATTCCGTTATTTTGAAAATATCTATTAGACATAATGAGTCTACCTAATTTAAATAGTTATTTTACATCAAAAATAACTATTTAAATAAAATGAATAACATTCCTTTGGAAGGTAAGTATTTTATCATTGTGTAGCTGGCGTTAAAGCATAGGATGGGTTCGAACATGTGTTTGTTGAACCTGTTATGTAAATTTTACCACTTCCATCTACAGCAGTAAAATATATTCCATTACTTTGGCATGCTACTGATGTCCAATTACTTATATTAACATTACTATTAAGCCATGTTTGACCAAAATCGAAACTCATGTATATACCGCAATTATCGGCAACAGCTGTAAGTACACATAATGTACTTGAACCACAGATATAAAGCCATCTGTGATTGGGAGCAGTCGTTTTATGCCATGTAGCACCACCGTTATTACTGTACCATATACCTCCACCATATTGAACAGCAAAAATCTTTGTACCTGTTGAATCTGAAACCACACCCTCCCACATACTTGTTGGAGCACAGGTTAGTCTCCATGTATTTCCAGAATCTTTACTTGTAGAAATACCGAACCCATTCGCTGCTACTGCTACTATTTTTGTACCATCATCAGAAATATCTACACTATACCATGGTTGCGGTTCAACATTTGCTACACTCCAATTTATAACAGTCCCATTACTTGTACCTATTTGTATTTCTCCTCTAAAATTTGTTACTATTACTTTACCATTTGTTGAGCAGGTGCTAAATGACCATCTATTAGGATTTAGAGTAGCTTTTTTCCAGTTTGTACCACCTGATAAACTGTAATACACATATCCACCCCATACTAAGGCGACCATTATGGAGCCGTCTCTATTACACGAGACATTTTTCCACAATTTATTTTCTGTTGGTAAAACTGGGTCTGATATAGTTGTCCAAGTTAAACCTTTATTTGTACTTAAGTATAAATTACCACCCTCAACTGACGCTATACATGTACCATTATCAGCCATAGCAACACTTGAAAATCTTGCATTAGCTACGGTTTTAGACAAAGTCCAAAATTGTGTCGGGTCGCAACATGTTGAAACCCATACAGCACCTTGGTCACCATCTACTGCATAGAAAAAATCACCATCTCTTGAACAAGCCATTGCTTGCCAACCTACGTTTATTGCGTTTGTTAGATTCCAAGTTCGGCCGTAATTTGAACTTACATATATATTGCCAATTTTTCCTGTATCTTTTTGCGCACAAATCATCATTGTTTTAAGGTCTGATGTTCCAGTAATCCACTGCCAATTTCCATTGGGAATGCTAATTGTTGATGTTTGTGTAGAACCTGGAAGTACAATATTTGACTTTTTCCAACTATTGCCTCTATCTGTGCTGCCATAAATACCATCATTTGATACAGCAATAAATGCAAGATTTCCATCAGAAGATACAACGCCAGATTGAATACTAGCAGTAACCGGTATTCCAGTACTTTGCGCCCATGTATTTCCACTATCATTACTATAAAATACACCATGGCTTACACTTGACGAAGTACCACTGGTTGTAACTTTTTCGGCCAAGGCTACATGCACTTGTCCATCGGCTGATGAACTAATATTAATTACTCTATCATAACTAGAAAATAATGCAGTTCCTACATGTGACCATGAATTACCATTGTCTGTAGTTCTAAAAACACCATTTGCTCCTACGGCAATAATGACTGGACTGTTACTTGCCATTGAACATGATACACCTGACCAACCACCTATTCCACCTACTGGATTTACTGTCATACGTCTCCATGAATTACCAACACCAGAATTTGTACTTAAATATATATCACCGTCTGCAGTTGTTGCTACCATGATACCACCTGTACCATTACAGGCTACACATGACCAATTTGCCACTGTAAGGTCTACACCTTCTACAGTCCAATTTACAGGAGTCCAAACTTCTTTGGTTGTGTATTTATTATATATATATACATTCTCTCCAAAACCACAAGCTATTGCTATTAAACCATTTGATGAAGTTGCTATAGATTGCCAGGGACTATTTTGAGGCGCGTTGGTCAGTTTAAATTGTCCAGAATTTACACATATTTTTGGGCAAGAAGGATCTTGACCTTCTGCATCAGTAGGACATAATGGTACATCGCCTGGTGGCGCCGCCGCTGAGGCTCCAGGAGACCCTCCTGGAACAGTTGATGGACAAGTTCTATCTAACTTATTAAGCTTTAATGGTTCAGAGCAGTTTCTAGGCCAACCTGATTCATTAATAGCTGGTTCTGGATATACTGAAGTATCGCAAAATAGCATATCGTAATCAGTTTTAACATCATTTGGACATAAGGGATAATCAAACCAATGTTGCCAAGCCATTCCGCCTAAAAATGGATTTGGAGATTCTGTGGCAGTAAATGACCCAGGGGCATGTCCTAAAGAACCATATGCAAATATATTTGAAATGTAAAAATTAGTGTCTATAGCAGGATTACTGTTTGAATTTGATAAAACACCATTCACATATATATCAACCGTCGTGAAGTCATTTGAGAATACACCAGCGATGTGTGTCCAACTGTTTAACGGAATTAATTGAGAACTTTTAACAATTAAAGAATTTTGTTGACTTGGTGATTTTAGTCTAATAAAAGCCACTCCATCATCCATTATACCACCTTCTATGGCTACATTTGTGTCATTATTAACATTGTAACTTGAACTTAAATCTGTTCCATTTGAGATTGAAAAGAGTCGATTGGAAATGTTACCACCGCATTCGGCATTGTTTGATAAACCAGTATAATAAAACATGCATGTAAATGACCTGAAAGCATTACCGCTGATACTATTTAATGTTCTTACCCACCCATTTTTACCAGTGAACTGAAGCCCTTTTTTATTAGCAAACATACCTGTACTCATTTGACCCGAAGCAGCGTTAATTTGTGATGAAAGAATGCCATTTCTTTCCTGATTGTTACCTGTGTAAAAGTCCCATCTTGCTACTGGTAATCCTTTTTTGACTCGTGTTTGTAAAGTTGAAGGTTTTAATGGCCCTGAAGCACCATTACTATCTCTTAATGTTATAGATAAATCCACTTGAGGAACTTTTGAAAGATAGAAACACATTTGAGTATAAATATTATATCCAGCTCCTATCTTATAACACGCTGATGAATGTAAAGAACTAGGGTTTAGTGGGGGCCAATTTTGCATCATCATTGAACCCTCCATGGTAATTGCGAACCCATCAGGTGAAACAACATCAATATAACCACCTCTTACAGCACCGTCGTAATTCACCATCGCTCTGGTCATAATAGCTAGGGGATAATTACCCATATAATCAGCAAATAAAGATGGGTCATTTGCATACATTTGTGGCATTGTATCGTGTACTTCGCGACCAAAATATGTAGCAGTTTGGTTTGATTTTGTAATAAAAGTAGGATCGTTTTCGTATGAATAAATAAAGACCTCGACGCCAGAATAAGAATCTGTAATAACGTTACCTATACTGGAATTTTCAGATGAACATACTGGTGGTGGTGGGGCAGGAGCCCGTGGGGGAGACAATATACGCTTTCTTGGACTACATGCAGGTGCAGCTTTGATTATATTTGAGTTATTTTTATAATTAGATACAGTTGTAGCTAATGCAGTCAACTTCGTTTTTACAGCTTTATCCTTCGAATCTAAAATTGCAGAATTTATAATTGATATCATCAGACTAATATCCGTTTCTTCAGGAGTAGCCTGAAGGTCTGATAAGAGCCCTATTACATTATCGTAACCTGTTGTATCCGCTTTTAATCTTTCAGAATCTAAATAGTATAAAATATATAATAGATATTCTCCAGCAGTTAGTGCTTTTTGACTAAGTGCTAAATCGTTAGTTATATCATTTATATCAGCAAAGGTCTCAGATTGTGTTTTTGTTAGACTAACACTCTTGTAAAATATGTATAAAATTACAACTATCAAAATTACAATCAGCAGAATTGAAATTTCCTTATAATTTTTACCCAGTAATCCTTTTATGGCACCAATCTGAAATAACATATTGGATGGCTCTATTATTATTCAATAAAAATATCACCGGGTACTATTACCGCAAGACATTCAAAAAGAGGCTATTAAATAGTTTAATTACGACACCTTTTCATGGGACTGTCGTGGTTTGTATAAGACGTTATTGTGTTTTGTGATTTCTAATCACTCACATTATGACATTAATCATAGATTTTTGAAAAGACTATGATTATCGAAAAGGTTGCTATCAAATATTTAAGACACTATAAACTGTGTACTGCTCAAATTATATTATTAGATGATTTATATAATTGTTGTACCTGGGATGGTGACATATCATAATTATATATGGCAAAGTACTGCATGAATGTTGATTCAGCACCCTTATTTATGAATATATATAATGCTTGACTCATTTGTGATGAAAAATTACCAATATTATTACCATTAAAATATAAATTACACTGAGTCGATAAATAATTATAAGTGAGTGTGTAATGATTCCAACTATCAAACTTATTATATGTACCTCTCAAACCAATACTATTATTAATCACTACAATATAGCCACCTGCATTACCGTTATTGACTGTTAATCTAAGTAATTTATTATTACCTTGAACATCACTTGTCATTGTTATAACCTCTTGGTCTCCATTAGCACCATTATTAACATATCTTGCCCAATAACTAATCGTGAACGCATTATTCTTGATAAAAGGTAGAACCAAATATGCACTTCCGTTGAAAAAAGCACATAATCTATTATTATCAATTACGTTATTTACATTGTTGTTAGTTACTGTTTGAGCATTACTACCAGTATCATTTGTGTCTGTTTTTAGAGTCAAATATGTTTGTGGTGTTTGTGATGTTTGTTGTTGGACCTGTATTTGAGGCTGTACTTGTGCTGGCATTGATTGAAGCGTTTGTGATGCAGGTATAGCCGAAGGCACTGAACCGTTATAAGTATCTAGAGATTCATTGTAATCTGCTAAGATTTGTGTCTGATTTCTAGGATAATTATAAATTCTTATTTCTCCTATTTCACCTGTCATTGTATTTCCGCCATTTGCACGACGACCTATTACATAATTACTGTTAAAGTCTGGTGCTGTTCGGTTAAATATTTGCTGGTCAAAAATAGCACCATTGATATACGTTATCAAGTTTCTGCCATCCCATGTACCCTGTATATTTGTCCATTTACCATTTGTATTTCCAGGTGAGTAACTGCGACCATAACTCCAAGCATAGGGGTCTGAATAAAATCCAACATTTAATGCTCCACTATCGTGTTGAACTACACATATATTGATTGGACCACCACTTGCCTGTGATATAATTGATGCGCCCCGCATATTAATGTTCTTACACCAGACATTAACCGTCCATGCATTACCGGCATGGATATTATTAAAGTACCAATATGTTGAACCATCGAAAAGCATACCTTCACCTGTTGAATTCTTTTGAGCTCTACCATTACATTGTGCATTATTTTTATAAGTTGATTCATCTAACCATGGACCTGTACCACTATAATTAGTAGCTCTAAGTAATAGTAGCAAACCGGTGTCAACTGGCTGGTTTGTAATAACTGTATTTGTATTAACATTTGGAGCAAATGTTATTGAACCTGAATTACTTACTACACTATTGTTGTAACTAGCTATAGCTACTGGAGCTACTGGAGCTACTTGAGCTACTTGAGCTACTGGAGCTACTGGACCTACTTGAGCTACTGGACCTACTTGAGCTACTTGAGCTACTTGAGCTACTGGAGCTACTGGA